CAGACCAGGTCGCCTCGTTGATCGGCCTTCCGACAGCGAGAAGAAGCCCCGCCCCCCTTCGGGGGCGGGGCACAAATAATGACGAGCAGCCGCTTGCCTTGGCCGCAGGCAGAGATGGTCCAGCTCCCAGGGTTAGTCCCGGACAAAGTGGCTGTATAGCCACGCCTTGAGACCGGGAGCCCTCTCGATGAACCAGAAGAATGTTACCTGGGACGCGGCCACGATTGCGCCGATGAGTAGGGCCCAATCTCCGGGTCCAGCTATCTTGAGCTCACCGGCGATCGCCAAGCTCATCACCCCGACCACGGCTGAGGCTAGCACCACGATCAGGAACTTGAGCCAGTTGGCCCACGAATGCTTGAGCAGGAGTCCCAGCACGAACGGTAGGAACAGGCCTACCACCATCGCCCAGAGTTGCACAGTCGTCATTTGCTACCTCGCTTTCAGTTGAGGGTGGAGCCGGGGTGGCAGAGGCGGGAGACCGGCGGCCTTCCGGAAACGACGGGAGAAGATGGGGCATACGTACTCGCCACATTGCCTGGCACAGGTGTGACAGCCAGGCTCGGTGTCCATGAGGCGGGGGCAGTGACGATAGTCCGCGCAGGCCTCAAATAGCGGAGGGGTCATGCGTGTCCCTCGGGTCCCGCTGTGTTCGTGACCGCCATGGTCGGCTTCCTGGCGATCTGCGCCCACGAGCCCTCCCTATCCACCAGTCGAACCCGGCGGCCCTTGCTTTCGCCCGAACCCCCGCTGCTCGCTCGTAGAGCCCAGCGGCGTATTCCGGGAAGCCTTCGACGCTCTCACCGTAGTAGATGGCTGCAAAGGCGCGGAGATCCCCGGCTGAGAGCAATTCGATGTAGAGACCGTCTTGCCGGCCGCTCAGGTACCTCCCCCAGGCCTCCATGCCGGCGGCCGCAGTCGGGAACGTGTACCAGTCGGTTCCTCGGATCCGGATCGTGCCGTCAGCGAGCTCAGACCAGGAGCCTCTGACGGCCGCCTTGAGGCAGCCGAAGTTGCTCCTGCGCGCGAGCTCTCCACCTTGAACCGGATCTCCGAGTGAACTCTCCGCCCCCAGGATGACGAGGGTCCAGAGGGGGTGGATGCCGAAGCGCTCCTCGAGGCCGACAATCATGTCTGCAGTGATGGGAGAGCTATGAGGACGAAGGTACTGCTCCTCGAGGAATGCGGTCAGGGCGGAATCTACTTTGGGGGCTGCCACCCAACGGGTAGTCCGCTTGAGTTGACGAGAGTCTCCTTGCCGTCGACAAGGGCGGTCCGCGGCCAGCGCTCATAGAAGACGTCATTCAGGCGCCGGGCCTCGTCCCACCACTCGATAGCGAGCGCGTTGTTGATGGCCGCTACGAATGACTGCTTGACCGCGGTCGTGTGACGCAGTTCCTGCAGATCCTTGCGGTCTTCGTCTCCGAACATGTCGTCCTCCTCCCAGGCCGCTTTCACACGCGGCCATACGTCAGTGCCCCAGGGGCTTGTTGGGTCGGGCTTGCGACCGCGGGGCATCGCTATTTGCCTGTGAGTCACGGGTTCGATGTCCGGGTACTCGGACTTAACGAGACGCATCAGGTTGATGATGGCCCGCACCTGGGCCTCGGGGTACGTCTCCCCGGCGCTGTGCTGGATCTCGAAACCGAGCGACCAGTAGTTGCAGCTCGCCCGGCCGCGCCATTCGGAGACCCCGGCGTGATAGCAGGCCACCGCCTCCCCCGGCCTCCAGGGCGCATACTCGACCACCGCCCCGTCGGCGTAGATGCACCAGTGAACCGAGTAGGCGTAAGTGGGGTCATCGCCTCGGAAGGCTGTGTCCAACCAGGTCGTCGATCCACCCTCGGTCGTGTGCATGACAAGCAGCTCTGGTACGATCAGGCGGCCGTGGTGCGGTGTCGGGTAGGGACTTGACCTGCGATAGTTCATGCCTGCTTCTCCCTACCAGTGATTGAAGATTGCGATCGCCGAGAGAACCACGTAGCCGGCGCTGAGAACGGCGGCGATGATTCTCCAGATGCTCGAGCGCCCCTTCGAGCTGCCTTCCTCCTCAAGGTGCTTGTCCTCGATCGGTTTGAGTCGGTCTTCCAGCGTTTCGTGCACCGTGGCGTGCCTGTCCCATCGGTCGTCCTGCTCTTCACGACAGCGTTGATGCGCGTCCTGAGCGTTCTCCTGTTGCTTGTCCCAGGACTCCACCTTTGTCTTGAGCTCCGTTGTGGTGACGACTAGCTCATCCAGCTTCCTGGTGGATTCCTTCTGACCATCGAGAATGAGATCAAGCACGGTCGGCTCGGCCACGGGTAGCTCCCTTCGAGCGGGGATGGTGATTTCACAGGGTTGAACCGCTGAGGAGAAAATCCCGGGACGCTAGATCCGGCGGCCGACGCCCCTCGTGCCGGTTCGGGCGGTGAAGAAGCCCGGGGTCAGCAAGGTCAGACCGCCACCGCCGCGACCCGCTCTCACGTACGCGGCTCCAGGAGGCGCCCACTCGTTGCCGGGAATATCGCTCCCGGTGGGATACAAGGTGCCGGCGACTGTATCCCACCGCCAGTCTTCGTCCTGGGGACTGTGATCGCCGACCTTGAACATCTCGACGAACCCGTGGAACTCGCCGGCGCCCGGCTGCAGGCTGCCGTTGCCGGCCAGGAGATCGTAGACAGCGTAGAGGGGTGCCTGGATCTCCGCGTCATCGCCCAGGCGGTGGTACTGCCCGTAACCTTCGGCAAAGTCCGAGTAGGTGCCGTGCCGATAGATCCGAAACACGAGCCGCGGCCACGGTTCCTCGGTGATGAAGATCTCCCCGCCGTTGGGCGCGTGCAGATCGAAGCTGTTGAGGCACTCGACGAACTCCCCCTCATGATCGTAGACAAGTAGGGCATCAGGGCCATAGAGCGATCTCCCGGCCGTCCACTCATCGTAGGCGGAAAGCAGGACAGGAGAATGATCGTCGTTGTTCAGCGGCCCGATGTATCCGGGTTTGGCCGGCACCCAACCCTGACCGGTGTCGGTTCCATCCTTGAACGTGAAGGTCGCCTCGCGGGCCCCAACGGTCCACTCCCAGGACTCCTCGAGCCAGGGATCGAAATAGAGGGTCGCGCCGACCAGATATCCACCAAGAGGAAGAGCCTTGCACTTGGGAATGGGCACGACGCTCTTCACCGTCCAGTTGGTCTCACCCAACCCAGGGGTGTCCACCTCTGCGAAGTCGACAATCGTCTCCCAGGCGACTCCATCCAGGCGCCCGACCACCGCTTTCCAGAGCGGCATCTGCGCGAGCCGTTTCCCCCAGGCGCAGTAGCAGAGGACCGACCCGTCCAGGCTGGTCGTCAGATGGTAGCGCGGGTTGTAGGTGCCAGCGAGAGGCAGCACGAAGGATGCGCCCGTGATCCCGTGGTCGCGCTTGAGTACGTGGGTTGGCTGACCTTCGGGAGCAAGGGTGTTCTCGATGGTCACGCCCATCCCGGTAGCCACCTGATTGCCCACCGGGTTGAGCCAGCCCCAGTCGGGATCGGGCCACATACCCATGGCCACGGGAACGCTGGCGAAGAAGCCCCAGAACCCGTCGTAGGTGTCGCCTTCCACTCCCGGGAACCACCAGTCCGGAGATCCGGTGGGATAGTCGGAAAGGTCGAGCAGCACGTCTCGGCGATAGCTGATCGTCTGGCCGCCGATGTCGAAGATCTCTTTGCTGCCGACGATCGCGGTCGTTCGCTCGCACGGAGGGTACGCGTTGGAACCTGAAGGAACCCGGTCGTCAGGAAACGGCAGAATGTGGTCGGCCCGCAGGTTGGTGCGCAGAGCATATTCGCCCATCCACCCCAGCCGATCAGTGCCAGCGGTCACGGGGATCGTGGTGCGCCCAGCGCGCTGATGCGGGTCGAGAACGTAGACCGTGAACGAGATCGCGTTGTCAAAGTTGGAGAGCCCAACGTACCAGCCAAGCTGCGAGTTGTAGCTGATCGGCAAGGTGCTGGGAGGGGGCCCGGATTGTCCGTGGTCAATGCCGTCGAGATCGTAGTCGTCGATCAAGTATCCGCCGTCCTCTTGCTGACGATAGTCCCAGTTGGTCTCCCACGGTCGCTCGACCGAGACCAGGGGTGACGATCCGGTTGACCAGTACTCGCCACCCAGAGCGGACACCTCGTTCTTCATGGCGACCCATTGTTCCCCCGGAGCCGGGAGAAGGCCGCGCGACATAACCCCGTAGGCGGATGTGTTCTGACCAAAGGAGCCCTCGGCCAGGTAGCTATCCTTCGTGGTCGTCTTCGGAACGGAGGCATAGAGCCTGTTAGGATCTCCCGGATCCTCGCCGGCCCAACCCCAGTAAGAGCCAAACTGTCGCATGCGATATTCGCCGAGCCCCTGCCAGTTGGGAATCCAAATATCGGTGCCCGCGTAGGCGACTGTCGTTCCGGAGCCGAGAACGGTCACCAGGAGCGCCGAAGTTCCGCCTTCACCGTCCACCCATGCGTAGCAGCTATGGCTCGGGTTGACCCCGTTGGTCCCCATGGACTGGGATGCTCTGCAGGTGTCTCTAAGCCCGTCCAGCAGGTCGTATAGATAGAACCCGAAGGTCGGGTCCCAACCATAGAAGAACGCCGCTCCGCTGCCGTATCCAGTGCTGAAGGGGATCATGTGAAGCCAGCGGTTACCCCACACCTGATGGGAACGGTCCCAGCTTGAGAAGGCAGAGTAGTTGCCCCAGGCCCCGCCGATGCCGTTGGTCACCATGTTGGGTCCATGACTGAGGCTGTTTGTCACTGGATCATAGACGCACCACAAGGGCGTGTCGTCACTCGCGTAGGCCAGCACCAGGATCTTGCCGCCCCACGGACAGACGAAGTCGCGGGTGTTGATCCCCGCGCCCCCGGGCGTCTTGTATGCCTTGATGCCGGGGACGAGTTCTTCCATGTTGACAGTTCGAAGCTCGCCCCACTTCTTGATCTTGAAGCTCACAGTGGATAGACCCTCACCACACCTGGGTAGACCCGGGCCATACCCGGGTACACGCGCGCGAGTTGTCCCTCTGGTCCTGGACCAGGCCCCGACGAACCAGACACGCCGTAGAAGATCAGTCCCGCGCTCATGCTCACCACGTCCAAGCCCAGAACCTCCACCTCTGACACGAACACATACGGGCCTCCACGTCCGCCCATGCTTACCAGATCGAGCGCCCGGGCATCATCGTAGAGACTCATCTCACACCGTCACCGATAGATCGTCCACGTACAGGTTGTAGGTGGTTCCCCCCCACGCTTCCACCCAGGGCTCAACCACGCCCGTTTCGGTCGGGGTGAAGGTGACGCTCACCAACTCCCAGATGTTCGCGTTCGCTTCGATTTCATCGACGTAGTCATCGGTATCCATCCCGGCCAACCACCCACCGGGGATCCGCAGTCTGCCGTTGATCCCTGTGTTGTCCCGGCGCATGTAGACGCCGATCGTGACCTCGACGCCCGCCTCTACCGCGATCTCTCCTAGTCTGTGAAGAATCGCTCTGTCATATGCGTCGGTCGGCGAGAACTTCCAGGCCACTCCGCTCGCCGTGTGCCGTACCGACGTTTCGGATTGAATCGTGCCGCGCGCGTCGTAGATAATGTGATCATCCGCGTCTCCGTCCCGCTTCAACAGCGCCAGCCTTCCCTGCTGGTACAGGTCGGTGTTGATCGTCCCGTCGTCGATGTCCGGGTTGTAGCAGATCACGTCCAGGTTCCCCACCGCGAACGTCTTGGTATTCCCGCTCGCCACCAAGTTCCATATCCTCACCCTGCCGAGGCAGTCGGTCGAGCAGAACGCTGCGTAGGTCCCGTGGGTGTTGTCCTTCAGTTCCAGCCCCACGATGTCCATGTCCATCGTCCGCTCGTAGAGATACCAGCACTGGTAGCCGCCCGCCCGGCAGTTCGACAGCTTGATGTTCCTCGCCCTGAAGCGCCGCAGGTCGCCCGTGAAGAAGCCCTCCGTCGAATAGGCCGTGATGTTCTCCCACACCCAGTCGATAAGCATGTCCCCGTAGCCGCCCACGAGCTGGTGGTTGTGGAGATACAAGGCCTGCGTGTACATGGCCGAGAACCACAGATCGCGTAGTACGCAGGACGCCTGGAACCCGTTTGTCGTGAAGCTGCTGTAGTAGATCTTCAGCCCGCAGTTGCTCCAATCGACCGATCCGGTGAAGCCGCACTTCTCGATTCGAATTCCATCGTCGTATTTGTCTAGTTCGAACTTCGCCGGGAAGATGAAGTGCTCCACCGCGTAGTAGGGGTTGGATGGACTGCTCACGGCGTAGTAGTTGCTCGAACTGCTCGGCAAGAGCCGCCAGCACGTCACCCCATCCTGCGTGTCGGTGCTCGTGTTCCAGCCGCCGGAGTTCACCACTTCCATGCCCGTCTTGAAGTTCCGGGAGCTTGACGCCGAGGCCAGCGTGAAGTACGTACCCCACATCTGCCCCGGTTCCACCCTGTAGGAAGTCACCGCGCCCGGCGTGCCTCCGTACCACTCGTCGATCAGCTTCACATGCGTGGCGTCCGTGAAGCCTTCCACCGCCCACATCATGTCGTCGATGGTGTTGCCCTGCCCAATCAGGCAGTTATGACAGATGTGGTCCGCGTCGCCTGTCTCCGCCTTCACCGCCACGATGTTGTCGATGTAGATCGTCGGAGTGCCTGGGTCCGCCGCCGCGTAGAAGGCAATGCTCCGTATCGAGCTTCCCAGAGCGCCGCCGCCCGTCCGCGTCCCTTTGAAGACATGCCATTGGGTGTTGTAGAGCGCCGAGCTTCCCCCCATCAGCGGGATGGTATCCACCACCGTGTCTCCCGCCGCGTCGGAGCACAGGCACATCACCAGGGAGTTAGCCGCCAACGACGAGCTTACCTTCGCCAGCATGGAGACGCCCGCGAAACTGGACAGATCGAGTTCGTTTCCTGCGCCCAGGTCGAAGAAAGCCATCTTCCCTGTCGTGAAGGACGAGCCCACGACCATCTTCAAGCTGCCGCTGCCGAATCGGTGGTAGGTGCTGCCCGTGTCCAGCGTGACGGTCATATTGGTCGTGCCCGCCCAAGCGCTCTCACACTGGTCGATGATGGCCACCCGGCCGGCCGCTATGACCACCTCGGCATTCTGGCTCGTGTAGGTGATCGTGCCGGCAGCTTCCCAGCCGCCCGTCTTTGGGTACTTGATGACGTCGCCGTCTTCGAAGTAATCACTGTAGCCCAGGTAGCTGTATGCCTGCACCGCCCCGCCGATGGCCCACGGGCGCCCACTGCCGCTGCTACAAGTGGCATCCAGGGTGCAGTTCGTGTCGCTCTCCACGCTCACGATCTTGCGCAGCCAGCCTGCTATGCGGATGAACCGACCCGTCCTGCCCGTGAGTCCACCTGTGACCGTCGTGAACGTGGTCGTGCCGTTCGTGACACCATCAGCGCCCGAAGCCGCCACCGCCCAGGAGTCACCGCTGTTTGCGTTGTTGCCGCCTGCCGGATCGTAGTACCAGTCAGCCATGACGTCACTTCCTGTATCTGATCGTGAGAGCCAGGTTGCTGATATCAGCAGCGCTGTAGTTCGTCACCCGCGCGTAGATCGCGGTCCCGCCGAACCACTCCCACGGCACCCTATCCAGGAAGGTCGCCTGCTGGATGCCGGCACCGCTGCCCTCTCCCGCTTGGTAGGCGAGGACCGTGCGCCCGCTGTCCTCGTAGAGGTACAAGTCGTAGTCGATCGCTCCACTGCTAGTCGCCACTGCCCGTACCGACGTCACCAGCGCGCTCTCCATGTTCGGCACCGTGAAGTCCGTACTCATGCTGTTCGGACAGGTTTGATTCACCGTGTCCATAAGGTGCGCCTTCGAGGCGTGTGCCTCTGCGTCCGCGGCGTGCGTGTTCAGATCGCCCGCTATCCCCTCGTCCCCGGAGACACGTGCGGCAGTCTCATCGACAAGGGTGGTCAGCAGCACCCGGCTGTCGGTGATGTCCGGCGTGGAGATCTCCATCTCGGCGTGTGTGACGTAGATCTCCGCGATGATCAGATAGCCGGCCGGTGTCGTCGGCGCCGAGGGCTCAGCCCCAGGAGTTCCCTTAAGGTTTGCGTTCTCGGTGGGGCCCTCGATCGTCCCGTCGTCGGCCAGGCAGATGATGTCGATGCGATCGAGCGTGGGATCGGCTGTGGGGATCGCAAGTTCGATGGCGCCCGGCGCGAACATACCGGCAGCGATGAGAGCGACGCCGGTGGCGACATCGACGGCCATATCTGCCGGGGTATGTGCTGTGACTAGAAAGCCGGACAGCAGACAGTCCCCAATCGGCAGTGCAAGCTCAGTATCAAGAGCTGCCTCGTCTGGCAATCTGGTCCAATCGAGGGTGCCGATGACCTCGGTGCCCAGGTCCAAGGGCCGCAAAGCCTTCACCTGAGAGACGGGCGGCGGGTAGCCAGGCGCCGACTGCTCGGCGGAGCCGGTGTACAGGAGCGGATATTCCACCGTCGCCGGGTCCCACTCCTCGACTCCCCCGATCCTCAGGCGAGAGTCCTGGGAGGTCCAGACCGAGCCTTCGGGGCGGATGTAGAAGCGGGTGAGAAACCCGTGCTCTCCGACCGGCGAAGCCCCGGTGATGTCGATAGCGTTGATCGAGCCAGTGCTGCGTGCGAGCGGGATCGAGCGTTCGCAGTCGGCCACGGCCCCGGTGAGCGTGATCTCATCGACGTCGTCTGTCTCTATCCGGTAGGCAAGCACTACGTTTCCGCCCCGGTGACGGATGTAGATGTTCGCTCCAGCCGCGCCCAAGAACGCCGGCGTGGAGGGCAGGGTGAGGGCGACCTCGGATTTCAACCCACCGGCCTGATAGGGAACCTCGACTTGGGCTCCAGGCGAGGCCAAGGTCTCCCCTCCGGCTCCATCGGTCCAGGAGAACCAGATCTCGAGCAGTCCGCCCTCATATCCGGATGCCCCACCCAAGGTTGGGGTGCCCAAGGTCGGGGGTTCAAGCGGATCGACCAGGGCTACCGGCGTGGTAACGAGGGCAACCGGCCCGGCTTCGGTCTCCCGTCCGAACTCATCAACGAAGGTTTGGGCTATCTCAAGGGCCACCTCGCCGGGGATGATGCCCGCGCTCGCCGAGATTCCTGCTGTCGGGGCAGACGCGGGGGCAGCCAAAGGCACGCTCCCGTCCCGAACAGCCTGGGCAAGCCCACTCAAGGCCGCATCCAACCAGTACTGATTCCAGTAGGGAAAGCCCCACCCTTGCGAGTCGGCTCCGGCGATCATGAGAGCAAGAAGACCCAGATAGGGGGTGCGGTCGGTGCGAGCTTCAGGCACGGATGTCTCCTATCCCTTGAGAATCGCGGGTCCGGTGAACACGGCAAAGACAAGGGCCCGGTATCCGCTAGGAACGGCCCCCAGCGCCCAGATGAGAAGCTTGGCCCCGACGTACATGCCCTGCTCGTCGGTCTTCCATTTGAGAACCTGGGGTTTACAGGGCACGGTGAAGTGCACAGCCGGATTGAAGTTGCTGGCCTGGGCATCCAGCCTGGGCTCACCGTCTTGCCCCACTCGCTCGTCGTCTCCGGAGAGCGCCGGCTTCTGAGTGAACTTCAGGTCGGCAAACTCGATCCACTCAGAAACGAAAGCACCACCTTGGGTGTCTTCTCCGAAGGTGGCGTTGATCTCGGCGGTAAAGACGCACCCAGTCTTGACCTGTGCGTCTCGCATGAGCCGACCGCGCTGCTCCTCATCTCTAAGATTGGTCGCGGTCTCCTTGGCGAAGGTACCGGCGCCGACCCCAAGGAAGGCCTGCTCGAGCTGGGTTGAGGTAGGCATGTCAGGCACGACTCACCACCATCCCGTCTCGTTCCAGCCGCCCGAGCCCCAGGTGATGGCCGTGCGCGGCGCCGCAATCTCTATCTCATAGCGGTAGGCGTTCCCGTTCCAGTTAAGAGACCGGGTTACCCGAGTGGCTGTGGTGGCAAGGGGGCATACTGACTGGCATCCCTCGGCCGGGCCCCGCCACAGGCTGATGCCTCCCCCGATGGCAATGCGCGCCAAGCGTTCGCGGGCAATGCGCTGAGCGACGGTCGGTGAGATGGGATAGTCGTTGATCTCGATCCGTTCCACCACGGGGCGTGATCCCTCGATGCCACCCAGACCCTCGGTTACCTCGACCGCCACCAGCTTCGAGTAGCGGCTGACGGTGTAGGCCGGGTGCCCGGGCCAGATGTTTCCCGGGTGCATGGGGTCTTCCCGATCGGGCTGGGCGGGGATGGTCACGGTCTCGTGCCAATATCCGTGCCCGACCACGGTCACGTGCGAGGCCCGATACAGGGTGTCGTGGATTTCCTCCTCAAGGGTGGCCGCCGGCCAGGGATGGCCTCCCCCGCGGCCGAAGACCTCCGGCCAGTCAAAGACGTGGACCACGCCGCTACGGTCGAGGAACACCGAGCGCCCCGACCAGCTGGCGATCTCGCGTAGCGCGGTCATGGCCGGTTTGTCCAGGGGCTGGTACTCATCCGCGCAGCAGTCCAAGCGAGCATCAAACTGGCACGCAAGCCCCACCCAGCGACAGACCTGGGCGAAGATGTACTCGGCCCCATGAACCGGGATCCAGGCGCGCCGGCGCTTGAGGGCCTCCTGGGAGCTTATGGTCTTGTCGCTATGGTAGGCGGCGTCGATCTCCGCGCAGATCTGAGCGTATCGCTGGGTGGTGCAGAAGCGAGGCGGGTAGTGATCGGCTCCGCAGGTTGCCTTGGAGAGGGTGGCGCGGGCCTCGAGGTAGCCCTTGCGCCTGAGGTGGTAGGCGACCAGGGGGACGTGGGCATACCCGGCTCCGGCCCGGCGCCGCCAGGTCCTTTCGCCCGAGCGATTGACTACGGGATCCTCGATCACCCAGTGGCCCGTGCTGAGGCCACCCTCGATGCTCTGAACCACCGCCCCCTTCGCACATGGGCCTCCAGGGGCAATGGTCACAGCAGAGGCGGTGTCATAGTCGGCATCGATATCCTCGCTTGCCGACAGGCTTACGAGCGCCTGGTCACCCAGCCTACAGTTGGCGCCGGTGAGATCGGAAAAGAAGGTGCGGACCATGCCTAGACGGAGTCGCCATCGGTGTCAAGAGTCGTGGTCGTTTCCCAGACAATGGCGCCGTCCAACTTCTTGTCCGGCAAGATGGTGGTCTTCTGAGTCTTGATCGTCCCGGTGTAGCTACCGGCGCCTCCCTCTGCCCCTGCGGTCACGGTGGGTTCGGCGCCGACCCGTTCGATGACCTCCACGTTGCACTTGGTGGTGCCGGCGTAGCGGACGTTCGTTCCCGTGATGTCGGGCAGGAGCTCGTTGTCGGCCTCAGCCGTCTTGGTTACGTGGTGGATAGGCATGGCAATACCTCCTCGATGATGGCCGAATACGCGGCGTAGGTAGACCGGGTTTCCGCCCATGAGCGGGCAGAAAGAGAAAGACCCCGATGCCTTTCGGGGTCGCCCAGGATGGCTAGGAGAATCTCCGCCCACTGGGCCGGCGGGGCAGTGATGGTGCCGGGAGGAGCGCCGCTACGCGTGGTCACCGATGGAATTCCCAGTGCCGCCGCTCGAAGCAGGGCCAGGTCGCTCGCGCTGTCCGCGTACGCCCCCGGGGGATAGCAGTCGAGACTTACCGCGCAGGCGGCGAATCGATCTCGCAAGACAGCTATGCGCACGTGGACCGGGCCATCACCCTCGGTGAAAGCGCCCAAACGAGCAGCTCGGGCCTTCACTTCCGATGCTTGAGCCCCCAGCATGAGCGGGGCATGGTGCGCGAACTGATAGTGATGGATGCGCGCGTTCGACTTTCCCAGAAGCTCTCGGAGCCCGGCAGCCACCAACTCAAAGCCGCTTCGCTGCCGTCCGTCGCTCCACCAGCCGATGATCGGAGGCTCCGATGCCGGTCTCGGGTCCCAGCCCGCATCCAGGGGAATCACCGGGGGGATGACCTCGACCGGCGCCACATAGCGCTCAAAGGCGGGCACAAGCGAACCGGAAGCTACCACGATGAGGCTGGCTGCGCGCAGGGCCCGCTCGGCAGCTTCCAGGCGGGCCGGCCGACAGGGTTCGGCCACATCTCCGCGGAGCCAGGGATCCTCGGAGAAGTCAACGACGACCGACCGACCGGACCGCCGGCCCAGCTCGGCAAGGGCGGCAGCCTTCAGGCTGGTGGGCTGGTGTATCCATATGACGTCGGCCTGAAGAGCCCGCTCATCAGTACCTGCGAAACCGGCCACCAGAGCGTCAGCGCGTAGGGCCCGGGCCGGCAAGAGAACTCTCCAGTAGGCCTCGGGCGCGTCCTGGTCGTGCCCGACCACAAAGCAGACCTGGGTCACTCCCCCACGACCTCGGCGTTGCCTGAGGCCACAAGAGCGGCCCAGTGCCCCTCTAGCGGCGCCTGGACGGTCTCCTCCTTGCGGAGTACCACCTTGCCGTCAAGAACGTAGCAGGAGCCCCCTGAAGCGCCGGTGAAACGGATCTTCACGGCACCACCTGGTGCCCGCGGGGGATTCTTGGGCTTGCGGGCGGCCATTACAGGCTCCGGTCCTCGATGGTCTGCACCCGGAAGGCATCCCCGTTGGTACCGCCCGTGAAGGTGATCCCGGTTATGTTGGCCACGCGATCGGCGGAAGTGCCGAGAGGGATCTTGGTTCCCACCGAAGACTCAGCCGGAATGGTCTCCTCGCGGTCGTAGGTGGCGCCGGAATCGGTCACGCAGGCGACCGTAGCCACGATCTGGGCCGCGCCGATGGGATTTCCGGTCACCTCGAGCTCGATCTGAGCCCCACCGTAGGTGGCGGTAGCGACCGCCGCTCCGTCGGTGAACGTGCCGGCGCCGGATCCGGTGACGGCCATGGAGCCGAGAATGGTCACCGGCGGAAAGACGTTCGCCGGCAGAATGGAGACATTCCCGCCCTGACGAAAGAGCGGGTGCACCCGTAGGCCTCCGGCCGAGAGCCAGGCATTGAGGTCCGACCCCAAATGCGAGAGCATCGCCGAGTTAAGGCCGGCCACATAAGCGGCGATCCGCGCCAGGTTGCTGACACTCGTGACCATGTCCCGGGCGGAGGTGAGCAGATCGATGGTGATCTTGGCCTCGTCCGGTTCGGCAAGAGCGGTGATCTCGTTTCTGACCGCGGCGGCATAAGCGGCGGCCGTGGTCGGCGTGTCCTCGTCTCCGATAGCAGCCTCCAGCACCTGCACCATGCGGGCGATGTTGTCGGTGAGCGAGATGTACTCGGCCTGGGTGATCAGGCGTTGAGCAGGCATGGGGGCCTCCTTGGGGCGTACTGAAGGGACTTTCAGGGGTTCGAGGAAGTGGAGGTCAGTGCTGGGGCCTTGCTCGCGGGCTTTTGCCCGGCCGCGAGCGTGACGGCCCTATGTGACTGGAATCCTAGTAAGCCGAGGGGGAGTTGCTGCCCGAATCGATCTGGGATGCCTTCACCCCGGCGGCGGTCCGGTCTTGAATCGTTACGTTGACGCGGGCCTGAACGGGGACCGCTCCTTCACGCCCGCCTCGGTGAGCGCGCTCTGAGGCCTGCCACTTCTCGATGTTGCTAGACAGGCGCTGGCCATAGACATTGAAGGAGGCGAGTTGGCCGTTGATGTACTTCCAGCTCCTGGCGATATACGCGGCCTGCTCCGGGTCGTTGATGTCCCCCATGCCGGTCTGCTTGGCTACGAGAATGTCGTGCTTGCGTCCGGCTTCCATATCCCGCGCGAGCTGTTCCTCGGCGTTCTTCTGCATATTGGAGCCGTACTTTAGGAGCAGGCCCGCGCCCACGATAGCCGGCGCAGCGAGCACTCCTCCGCCCGCTATCCCCCCAGCGAGGCTGCCGACCCCGGAGGCCCCGGGCATTGCCGCAGCCAGTCGAGCGAGAATCCCTCCCCCAGCCGCACCGCCGGCCGCGAGCTCTTTGCCTGCTTGCGTGCCTTTGCCGAGAAGGCCCTTGCCCTTGCCGAGCAGGTCACCTAGCAGACCCTTGCCACCACCGCCGCCAAGGGCGGTCTCAGCGGCGGACGCGGTCGCCTGCCTACCCAAGGACCTGATGGCCACAATGAGGGCATTAAGGCCGATGATCGCTCCGCCGATAGCCGTAGCCATGGCGGCTCCGAGCCCAGCCCAGACGCTGGCCTTCAGCAAGGGCTCGGGAATGGCCGCCACGAAATCAGCGATGGTGTTTGCGATAGGGATCAGAGCTTCCCCGACCGCTTCCTTAGCCCCTTCCATCGCCGAACTGAATCGCAGCATCTTCTGGCTGCTCTCATCTGCGCTTCTGGCGGCATCGGCCGCGACCTTGGCGCTCTGCTCCACCAGGTAGTTGTAGCGGGCCTGAGCCTCCTGGGCTGGGGTTATGGCGTCCCCCAGAGCTCTGAAGGCCGCGTTGGCGGGGATACTCATGACCTGCACGGTGTCCATGCTGATGCCGAAGTCAAGGAGGGCGTCGCTGGTGCCCTTAAGAGCCGCGTCAATCGCGCCGGTCGTGGCGCTGATGTTGTTCGCGTACTGCGGTAGACCGGAGGAGAGAGCGAGATTCCCGGCGAGTTTCACCATCGGTTGAATCGCGCTCGCATCCAGTCCGACTTGAGCGGCCGTCTTGTTCATAGCGATCTGGGAGGCTTCGATCTCCTTGGTCATGAATCCGGCGGCATCGGCCATGGCCTCGGCTTCGTCTTCGAACGTCCCGGCAGCCGCACCGAAGACCTGCTCGACTGACTTCTCCATTTGACTGCTGGAGTAGGCGCTCTTTAGGGCCGAGCTCGCGATCATCCCGGCGGCCGCGAGACCACCCGCCATCATGCCCCCACCGACCATCATTCCCGTGCGCCCGGTAAGCGAGCCGCCCGCGGGACTCGGGGAGGCGGCGTCCTTGACCTTCTCCTCGAGCCGGGCCATGTCCTGGTCAAGCGGCCCGAAGATCTCCGCGTGCAGCTGCTGCCTCCAGGCTCCCATCTCAGCCCTCGCGCCCGAGGTGTCGACCTTGAGCTTCTTGGGCTTCTCTATTTCCCGCGTGAGAGCCTTGGTTTGAAGCTCAACCGAGGAGATGGCCGAGCGAGCTTGGGCATCATCTACGTTGACCCGGGCCCTGACCTCCTGGCCATCGATCTTCTCGAGCTGTCCCTGCGCCTCGTCAGCGAGAGAGCTCAGCTGCGTGGTATCAACGGTGAGCTCCCCACCGAGATCAAAGATGGTGTTGGGCACAGGGTCCTCCTAGAAGCTGAAAGCGGCGTCGGACTCGGGTGGGCTCAAGTCGTCCGGATCATCATCGAAGAAGTACTCGATCTCCCGAAGCTTCAGCCAGGCAAGGTCGGGGATCTGATAGCCGAGGTGACGAATGGTCCTTAGCGTCATTCCCCAGGTGGGGGTGACGCCGGGGTCTGAGGGTCCGGCTCCCTGACCGGGGGCTCGTTCCAGATCTTCACGAGGAGCACGATGACCTCGGTCGGGTGCGCCAGCGACATGATGCAAGAGACCAGCTCATCGGTGATGGGTCGTGGCTCGTCTCCGCCGAAGAGTGCCCGGCGGCGTTCTCCTCCAACCAGGGCGATCTTGAGAAGGACCGCCATGTCCTTTTCGCTCAGGTCTTTAGCCAGCCAGCCGTTGGCCAGAATGTGATCGAAGCTCTGCTCCTTATGCTCCGCCCATTCCTTCATCCCGGCGATGGTGATAACCAGCGGGTAGCGCTCGTCGCCCATCACTACGGCCGGCGTGCCGGTTGCAGTGAGGGCCAGGTCGTCCTTCATGGCATCCTCCAAAGGGTCATGGTTACCATCCAGTCAGCCGAGTCTCCATCCTTGCGGCGGATTGTCGGCAGCGGAGCTGTCTTGATCCTCCAACCGGTCGACACCGTCCCGTCCCGCTCGGTAAGCTCAACCGCGCAGTCTTCATTCACGAACGCCTCGAGATAGGCGGCCTCCTGCTTGCTCTTGATCCGGCCCGCAACGGGAGCTTCCCGCACGCGCCCGGCCTGCTCATAGACGACCGGCGTCCCGGCGATGTCTGGGACGACCTCCATGCCAAGCGGCGGAGCCGGGCGCTGCTCCGACACCTCCTCGAGAACAACAACCCGGGTCCCGTCAGATACTTGTACCTGGGCCATCTGCTCCCCCTAGAGATTTACCTTGACGTTGTAGAAGGAGCTTGCCCGGTAGACCTTGGCCCACTCGTCGAACCAGACGTCACCGCCACCCGAGCGCCTGATCCGTTCGATTCTGCATTCGTAGAGATCTCCGGGGCTGGCCTCGTCCTCCACTGCAAGAACCGTGTCCTTGAGGGCGCCGGCAAATCGGGCATCAAGGAGCCGGAAGACCTGGGCGGCGAGAAACCCGGCGGTATCCCTCCGCTCCGCCCAACTATCAAGCTGAAGTCGAACTTCATCCGCCTGGATTGCGGAGTCCGTTCCTAGCGCCCCAAGCCCAGCGGGCTGCACCACCAGCAGCGGATAGGCGCGCTGGCGTGGGACCGCGGTAGTCACGCGGGTGCCGGCGATGGTGGCGCCGCTCAGGAACCGGCAGAGCGCGTGGGGCAGAAACGGGTGTGGCCAGGTGAACGTCGGCATCTACCCCTCCCCTTCGTTGATGCGCGCCGCCGCCCGGCCTGCGCCGTCCCGAAGCCGGTTCTCGATGAAGGCAAGTGAGCCTTCCCAGCCGGGAAACATGAAGGGGCGCTTGCGACCGGATACCCAGACTCCCCACACCGGCCTCGAGTTGCGATCTCTCTGCAGATACAGACGCTCAGGATGCGTGGTCAGATAGGTGGCATGTTTGCCTTTGATTGTGCTTGTGCCGTGTGGGCCCCGCCTTGCCGCGGGGTTCCCGACCTTAAGCGCCCGGTTCTCTTTGCGGCGCATATCCGGCTTCACCCATCCGAACTTGCGCTGCATCTCCAGGTAGAGCCCCGGGGCCAGGTTGAACGGTACGAAGTGAGCGACGGTACCGAACTCCTTGTAGATCCCATGCTTGACGTTGGTGCCGACCGCGCCCCAGACGACCGAGTCCTCGAGCCCCATGGCCGTGGCGATCGAGCCTATGAGCTGCCCGGTGTCGATGAGGTCGTCTTCCTCGATGATGAGCTTCACGCGCTCCTGGACATGGAGGGCGCAGTCACCGACCGCAGCGCGCATCTCTTCAAGGAAGATCTGGTGGGCCCGGCTATACCCTTCCGGGTCGACCGGACGGATCTCGAAACGCATGGGAATCTCGACCGTGTAGGTCATGGCACGAGGATCGCCTCCACCGAGAGCTCCAGATGGTGGCCACGCCTCCCCCAGTTGACGTACCTCACCTCGTAGTGTTCGGGCTGAGCGGGAATGACCATGCCCTCGCGAGTGCGCGGGTTCTTCAGGCGGCACTGCTCGGTGATCCCGGTCCTGGGCTCAAGCGCCACCAGATGAGTAAGGTGCACGCCTTGGGCCGCCGCGGTGAAGCGGGTATGACCGGAGAGACGCAGGAACTGACCGGGCACATCGGCGTAGAGCAGAGTGTCGCCCGAGTCGCTGGGCTCCGAGTTCACCGTCTCATCCACACGTCCGTAGAGGTCCCAGAGAAGATCGAACATGCCTAGACCGCTTCCGCGATGGCGGGGCGGTAGAACCCACGGAGCCGGATCTTCACGTCGTAGCGGAGCAGGTTCTCAAGGGTCTCGCGACGATCAAGGCTGCTGTCTCGATCGGCTCGGAGGGCTCCATCGGACACCGCGCCCCAAGGGGCGAGTTCGTCCCGGCGGGAGACGGCGTCTGCCTTGCGCACGGCCATGGCCTCAATCACGTCCATGAGCACACCCTTGGGAGCCTCCGGACATTCGAGGCCCCACTTGCCGGTGATGGTAAGTGGGTGGCGGAAGGTGATCGCATGCGGAAACATACCAGTGAGCATCCAGCCGTTCACGATGGTCTCCACCTGGTCGGTGATGTCCCCCAGAGCGTCGGAGACCACGGCGGTCTTCGCGCCCAGGCGCTCAGGAAGCGGGAGAATCGTCTTCCCGCTTCCTGAGACGCGAACGGCAACATCGGTGGCATCTGCGGTCAGCCGCCGGCCCAGTTCTGCTTCGAGAAGGGCCAGGGCCTTCTTCTCCAGAGGCTCGAGCGCAGATTCGGTCAGAGCCTGGACCTCGGCCAGACTCGACTCGGCCTGCATCTCATCGAGAGTTATGACCTGGAGCGCCACCGGATCCCCTCTAGGCTACGCAGGTGTCGGTGAAGTCCGCGGCGCTGACGTCGGGGGTGATACCGAGGATGTCCGCACACGCGGTCGTGAAACCGATCTCGTCGCCTTCGGCGTAGGTCTTGGCCTCGGCGCCGGGATCGCCGTCGGTGTCGTAGGTGAGCACCACCGTAGCCACCCCGTCGACGAAGGTGGGAGTGTTGCCACCGGTCACGACCGGCACGCCGATGTCCTCGTCTGTGGCGACCTCGACTGGGGTCAGAGTCACCGGGGTCCCGTTGATCCAGGTATGCACGTGACCGTCCGCGTCCTGGAACTTGAGCGTGACCGTCTTGTGGAACGACCCCGCCACGGCGGCGCTGAGCGCAGCCGCACTGGATCCGGCGGTGGCGGGGGTAGCCACCAGCTCGATGGTTCTCTGCTCGGTAGTGGCCTGGGCCTGCATGACCAGGGCATCGATGATGCCCTGAAAGTCCGGTGTCCCCACGGACCCCGGGGTGATGAGATGGAGCTTCATGACTTCTCCTTACCTACGGCTTGGGCTGTTCTTCTAGGGCCTGGTTGGGCCGCCTTTGAGCGCTCCGGGCGGAAGCATGTCCCTGGTGATCGCGCCCCCTTTCCCCGCGGAGGGAGCGCTTGCGCGAAGAAGATCTTTCCGGGTGGCCGAACGGAACCGACCGGTGCCAAGAATGTCGGCGCGCTCGCAAGGGTCGGGCACCAGGTAGAGCTTGCTGCGAAGAGCCGTGATCCGCTTGCCGCCGACGACGATCGGCCCGAAGGAAGCCGGACCGTTCAGCATCACGTACTCTTTGGGGAGAGGCTCGTCGTCGGGGTCGGTCCTTTCCTCGCCTGAGTCCTCGTCCCCGTCGGGCTCATCACTGCCGGACGGAACTTGAGGCGCGTCCTCCGGGATAGTCTCTGTGGCCGGCGCCGGCGGCGGAGAAGCCTCCGCGGGTCCCTCACCTACATCCTCTGCCCCATCCCACTCCCCGTCATATTCATCCTGAGGCGCTTCGGGTTCGCTCGCATCCTCGGGTTGCCTCGCGGATGCGTCCGCGGTTGCGGTTTCCTTCGCAGCCTCGGCTTCGGCCTGCTTCTGCGCTCTCTTGCGTCGGGCTTGCTCGGCCTTGGGTAGAGCCATGACTCGCTCCTTTCGGGTAGCACTGGGGCCCCGGGGCAAAGGTCGAGGGACCCCACCCCGGGGCGAAACGCTGAGATGCCTGGACGGCTGCCGGGCCTACTCGGACTCGATGCTCATGCCGTCGATGATGGCGATGGCATCAGGCTCCTCGATGATCACGTCGTCATCCAGGAACACCGAGTAGTACCGCATGTCGTTCATGACGGCCGATTTGCCCTCGGTGGCCTTACGGATGCGCACATCCCAGGTGTAGACATCGATGAAGTTCATCGGATCGGCGAATACCACCACGCCGTCTGCGAAAGATGGAACCTTGACGATGGGATACCCCAGTGGCCGCGCCTGGGCGGCACCGAGAAGGACCGCGTCGCCGGCGCTGGTGGCGCGGCTGGACACGTATTCCTTCCAGGCATCGTCGGTGGACTCGTTCATCATCCAAGCCATGCGGCCGGCGCGGAAGTACTTGGCCGGGATGGCTCGTTTGGCCGCGAAGAAATGCGCCTTGCTGATGACGCCACCGTTGTACGCGGTGCCGTCCACGACGTGGGAGCTGGCGGTGATCTGCTTCAGCCAGCCGTCGTTCAGCTTGAGGAAGTCGTAATCCGGGTCACCCGGATCGGTGGCGGTATCTGCGTTCCAGCGGAGATCTTCGAGGTCGATCCCGAGCTGAGTGGTCATCATGCCCATCAGCTTGTCCTCGAAGCCTTCGTCCTCGATGTTGTCGTGAATGGTGTCCTCGGAGATCTCCCAGGGGAGCTTGAGCCGCACGCAGGTGTACTGCACCCGGCCAAAGTTGGCGCCGACCCGGTAGCCGTCGTCACCCTCCGGGCCCTCCACTTTGGCTCGAAGCAAACGCTGGCCGATGCCGAGCTTGTCGATCTCACCGGCTTTGGCGCGTTTCTTCTCCTTGCGATGGAGCTTGGAGAACTCCAGGGTGTCGAAGATCTGGACGTAGAACTGCTCAGCTTGCTCGGGTACGAGCAGACCGTAGGTCATATCGGTGGTGACGATCTTCTTGATGCCTTGCGCTGCCTGTGCGGGATCCATGGAGGGAACCTCACTTTCCGGAGGGGGTATGCGGGAGCAGGAATGGCAAAGGGCCCCAATCGCGGGACCCTTTGCCGGGAGCTACTACTGTGGGGGGCGGGGATGACCTCGGGGTATCGATGCCCCGAGGTTGGGACAGGACTAGAGGATGCCGGAGCCGGCCCAGCTGAACTCACCATCGGCGTTCTTTGCGACTGGATGAGCACCGCCTTCTTCAAGACCGGACTGGCGCTGGCCGGCAGCACTCTCCAGTTTGCCGATCCGCTCCTCGAGGGGTTTGAGGCCCTCCTTGATGCCCTCGGCGATGGTGGTCTTTGTGACCTCATCGGCCGTCGGTTCGGCCGCGGCCGCCTCATCGTCGGTCTTGGCGACCGCGGCGCCCTCTTCCGCTGCCGGGGCGGGTTCAGTGGCGGAGTCCTCGAGCTTCTTGATCCGCTCCTCGAAAGGCGCGAGGCCTTCGGCCAGGGACTCGGTCACGGCTTTCTTTACGTCCTCCGGGGTCATTTCGGTACCTCCGTCTGTTGGGCCGGAAGCACCGGCCACTTTCCTTAGTGCGTCGCGGACCCACCCGAAGAGAGGCGGCCCGTCCGCCTTCGTGATGCTCCCGGGCATGTCGTTCGGATCCGCATCGGGGGTGGACTTCAGGATGAAGAACTTCTTGCCGTTGGCACCCTTGGTCACGCCGGAGACCTCCTGGATATCCATGCCCCAGAGCCAGTTAAGAGCCACGGTTGCCTGCGTACCATCGGCCGCTTTGGAAACGGTCGTCTGCTGGGTGCCCTCAGCGTCCGTGATGGGCGTGCGCATACCGAATCCGCCCACCGAGTACCCGGTGTACTCCCCTTTGGCGATCTTCTTCCACTGCTCATTGGGCCACTTGACGGCCAGGACCCATGAGCCCTTAAGGACGGTCTCAGGGCCATCAGCCGTCTCGACTACGAAGTCCACCGGGGCAAGATATGTCTCGATGATCTTGGCGCCGGCGACGGCGGATTTGTGCATGTCGCCTACCGTCTGCCAGCGCTCCATGAATCCGTGGGCGGCGAGCTCGACGTCCTCTGCCTTTACGCAGTCGCCCTGCAGATCGGCCTTCTTTGCGTCCTCGGTGGTCGGTTCAAGGACGACGCCATAGGAGATCTGGCGCATGTGCGGCGGGGTGTCGGCCTTCTCGACCGGCACCAGCATGCGGATGGATTTGGTGATGTCCGTCCAGGTCTGGGCGACCTCGGTCGCTTCTCCCAGGGTGACCGCGTTCTTCTCATCGATGGAGTACGGGATCTTCCACCACTTGTTCTGAGAGTAGTCGCGGACGATCACGAAGTCCTGATAGGTCTCGCTCACATACACATCGACCGAGCTGTCCTTGGTGCCCGGAGGGGCGCTGGCCTTCGCCTGTGCCTGGATGGCCGCAGATACCTGGTCGCGCCGCCATTCGAAACTACCCGGGGATTTCACGTCGCTCACCTCCAAAAAGGAAGGGCCTCCTGGCGGAGGCCCTCGGTTCTTAGGTCCGGCTGCTTGCGGTCTGCTATATCCCGGCGACCACGAGGCCGGGGGCCCGTTTCACATCGGCCAGGCCATGCTCGTCGATTCCAAGAGCGGGGTCGTCGGTGACGCCCGGCTTGATCTTGCGGTCAGAGCACCGGCACAGAATCACGTTGGATGCGCTGGCGCCGAGCGACGTGTCGCCGGGATAGAGAAGCTTCTCAGATGTGCCCTTGGCGTTATCGACAGTGAAGGGCTCGTCGTAAGGAACGCGCTGCCCGGAAGCGGCTAGGTGCCAGGCCCGGACGCGCGAGTCCTTGCGCGATCGCCACTCATGCTCGCTGCAGCCGGCGTCAGCGCCCAGGTAGTAGGCCCCCGCGCGACTTGCGGTTATCACCTCGGTCCGGGCGATTCTCTCGGCTCGCGCAGAACCGAACGCCCTATCGAGGTGCCTCACCCGCTCGGCCAGCTGCTGAACGCTCTGCCCTTTCTCAAGCCCGTCAGCCAGAGTCTCAACGAGCGCCTGGTGGGTAGCGGTCGTTACCTGATCGACGACTCCCCGGATCTTGCGTGCGCGCAGCCAGTCGGCAGCCCCGGCCACAGCTAGATCCCAGCTAATCTGCCCGCCGAATGCCGATCCGCCGGTGAGCCCGGAGGCAAAGGCGGATGCCTCCTCGGCCGTGAAGGTCAAGCTGCCCCCCGACCACTGCATGCCCAGGCGCTCGTAGAAGCCGATTGCTCCCTTGGTCGGCTGATCGATCACCACGCCCAGGCCGCCTTGGCGGGCGATGGAGGCGATCTCCCCCATGACCCGGCGACCAATGCCGCCGCCGACGGGAGATGCTGGATTCACAGACAGACAGGTGACGACCAGGTTCTCGCCGGCCAGGCGATACTGAGCCACGGCAAGTACGGTGCCGTCAGCTCCTTTGGCTACCAGCACGGGAACGGTCGTGCCGGTGAACTCAACCGAGGAAAGGGCTACCTCGGCTAAGTCTCTGCGGGTGCCGGTCCAGCCGGAGACGTCCCGCAGGACGGCCGGCACCGAGGGAAGATCAACGGGAGCGATGCTTACCTCCGGCCCCTGGAGCCAACCCACCCGGGACCAGGCTGGTCCAAGGACCGAAGGCGACTGCGCCAAACCTGACGCAGCCTGGGCGGCGAGCGAGAACCGCCCTTCCGTCTCGGCGGCGAACCCGAGACCCTCAAAGAAGGCACCGGCCTCTGCGGGGGCTTGCAGGGCAATGCCCTTTCCGTTTCTAGCGGCCACGGCCGCCAGCTCGCGCACCAGCTGAACACCGGTTCCAGGAACCTCGGTCTCAAGCGCGCCTAGATGGACTACGTCAAGGGCCGAAGCCCCGATGCGATAGGAAACCGCCGCCACCAGTCGGCCGGCGCCGTCGCGCAAGGCAGCGCCGCGGAGACCTGCGCTCCCGGCTCGGTCGGCGATGGCCTGATAGATGGCTCGTGCCGCCGCGTTCCTGGAGGTCTTCCAGGCCGCGATCTCCCGGGCGAGCGCCTGGGCTTGAGGCTGGGTGACGCCGGCAAATCCCGGGGGGAGCGCCCCGGTGGCGGTCCGCGCTGCCATCCCGCCGGTGCCCACCGCCTCCTCGAGCGAGTCCCCCAGGGCCGAGGCGAGCTCGCGCGTATCAACCTGGAAGCTTTGGGTCTCCTGGTTCCACCATTCCCGGCGGACCGTTACCCCCTCCAGCCAGAAATGGTGGGTAAGGACGGTCTCGGGGGGAAGGTCTTTTGCAGCCCCCTTGGCTATGGGGGCAAGAGCGGGCGGATGCGAGAGGATGTAGGCGACATACCGATCCCTCTGGGCTCGCAGGAGTCCGGTCAAGGCCTCCTTGAGATCCACCATCTGAGCGGCCATGGCCGCCGGGGCGGGTAGGCCGTGGCCTTTGGGTAGACCGGCGAGAAGCCAGGCTTCGGTGTCAATCTCCCTGGCTTTGCGGACCACCCGGCGGCACTGGGCGGAAAGAGCGTCAAGCTTCACGAGCTCGGCCCTCGCGGAGGACCTCGATCAACGCTTCGGTAGCCGCCTCGGCCGCCTTGACCCCTTCCGCCTTGGCAACATCAGCCGGGATCTCCTCGATGCGATCGATGATGTAGCCGAGGTTGGCGGCCATGGCGGCGAACTCCCGGTGCTGGGGAGCCAGGCTCTTATGAACCGGAGGGGTCCCGGGGATCTGCGAGCCAAATGCGGCCGGGGTTATGGTCTGCTCAAACGGAGCCTGGCCCCAGTCCTTAAGTGCCGGATCGGTGATCGCGCCGGTGTCCGGGTCGATGCCGGCTTTCCCCATGCCGAAGAGCTCGCGCACGTCGTTGTTGGTCATGGCCGGCATGTAGTAGGAGCGGGTGCGAGCTATCTGCTCCTCGTCTTCTAGACCCATCTCCTCGAACTTAAAGAGCACGGGAAGATCAGCGCCAAACTCGTCTTCAAGTAGCCACTGGATGCGAGACTCGTAGCGTTCCTGATCCGGTTTGATCACCTGCTCGCGGAAGGTCTTGTCCTGATCGGTGGTATTCGAGCGATTGGCGTCCTCGATGATGGTGACCTTCGAAGGGCTCACCCGGTGCGACATCATCACCGTGTCCCGACACCACTTGCGATAGGCCATGAAATCCGCGTCGGTGCGCGAATCGACCGTGAGTTTCTCGATCTTGATCTTGGCTTGACCGGTCTCGGTCTGCAGAAGCAAGGTCTGGTGGGCTTGTCCCTTGACCCCTTCTTTCAGGTAGGTAAGAACGTAGGCCTTGGTCTCCGCGTCCAACGTGCCGCCCTCCACCAGGATGGCGATCCGGGGCACGGCGTTATTTTGGAAGAACTGGACCTGGTAGAGCTGAGCGGCCTCGTCTCCCAGCATGTCACCCAGAGCGGGCACGTGATCAGGGAGCGGATAAAACGGGGAGTCAGGAGCGTCCTCGCCGATCACCAGGATCTCGTTTGAGCCCTCAAACGCCGCCGGGTCCTTGGTGTCCTGGGCCGCCAGGCCGTACTCCCGGAAGTACACGTACTTGCCGTTTACCTTCTGCACCCAGCCGTCTCGATCGATGCGGCGGCGCAAGGTGTAGGCATGCACGTGAAAGAGGCCGTCGATCTGCCCGCGTCCGTTGCGGGTTATCTCAAGAGCCGCCCAGCCTACGGCCTCCTCGTCCTTGCGTGCGCTGGTGAGTACCTCGGTGAACGTCTTGCGATCACGGCGGGCAAGAAGGTTCAGGAAATCGTGGAGCAGCTCGGAGTACTCGGCCACCTGCTCCTCGTCTTCGCCCTTCTTGGCCTCGAATCGCCACCCCAGGCCCACGCAGTTGGCGGTCTTGGCATCCACGCAGGCTTTGTGGGCCACGTTGCGGGAGTAGAGCCGGGCCAGGACCACCGGGTCGACGATAGGAGACGCGCACCTATGCTCGTCGTAGCGCCACTCGCCCTCATTGAGCTGACGGGAGCGACCCTCGCCTGCCTCGGGCGCGCGCAGAATCTCGGCTGTCACCTTCACCGGTTCAGCCATGGCCTACCCCAACACCTCGGCCGTCACCCGGCCGACCGAAAGGCGCCCCAGGGCGATCTCGGCGTATGAGTCGGCATGGGCGAAGTGATCCGGGCCCCGCTTGATCCAGCGCGCCTGCTTTCGTCCGGTCACCGGGTCCTCCTCGATCGAGCGCAGGATGTTGGTCATCTGCTGGGCGTAGTTGGTCATCTCATCCTCGATGCGCGGTAGGCGCCGCCGGCCCAGCTTGTGGGCATCGCGCCAGGCATCAAGCGCCTCGGTGCGATTGACGTTCACGGTCTGGGCGCTCTCGGCGTCATACCCCCAGGAGACCCGCCCCTTGGCGTTGCCGTAGTAGCTCAGCCACACCCGGCCGCGAAAGCGGCCGGCAAAGGCCCGGGCGGCGTGGGTATTGGGTAGGGCGTCTATCACGCACGCCCGCACGTCAAAGGCGGCCATGAGGTGATCCAGATGGGTGAAGGTGGCGTCGGTGCGAGGCTCGTGGTAGGCCCGGACGACAAAGACCAGGCCCGACTCGTGCGGTTCTTTGACCACCACGTGCAGGCCGTTACCCTGGTCCACGCCCATGACGCATCCCTTGCCCCGTTCGGTCATGCCGTAGGGGCCGACGAGCTGCAATAGGTCCTGCTCGGTCAGTCCACCTTCGGCGGCCAGGTAGGGAAGGCCGAGCTCTGAGTTGTAGAACTCGGCCGGGAACTTGGTCTCCTGCCATTCCTTAAGAAGCGCCGAGGGCTTGGTGTGACAGCCTCGCTCCCGGTCCTGCTGACTGACAAGGACGCTGATGAGCTTCGAGATGTGGTATCCGCGCTTGGGGCGACCCGGGTGTTTGGCCACCCATTCACCGCGAGCCGGATTGAGCCAGCGGCTGCACTTCAGGCAACGCAGGCGCTCCCAACCCGGTCTGCCCTTGATGAAGATGATCTCCTGCCGGGGATCCTGCGGGGATCCGTGATGCTCGAGGAAGAGGTCCTCCAGACACCACCAGGAGTCGCAGCGATCGCAGTAGAGAAGCCAATGGTGCTGGTCGGTTTCCTCATAAGCGGCGTCTATGCCGTATCCGGGAAGCGACGGGGTAGATACGTCAAGCTCCCAGCCCCAGCAAGAGTGGCCCAGGCGCTTGCGGGCAAGGGCCACGTTGGCCGGCACCATCTCATCAAGCTCGTCAAAGACCAGGAAGTCAGCCGGGACGCTCTTCATCCGGGTGCGACTGTTGGTGCCTCGGAAGTAGATCGAGCCGCGCCCGATTTGCTTGAGTCCCGCGGTATCGGTGTCGCGCACCATGGTGCGTAGGTAGTCCGAGTCGGCCACCGCCGGCGCGAATCGGTCTCGGGAAAACTCCCCTACGTCGTTATCAGACGGGAAGAAGTAGATCGTTCTACCCCCGTGGGCTACGCAGAAGTGAAGCGCCCGGGAAATCGCATACTCGGACGCTCCCATCTGGGCGGCCTTGCGGATGACCATGGTGGCGGACTCATCGGCGTAGATACGCCTGAGGTACTGGTGACCAGGGAAGCCGAACTTCTGTCCATCGATCAGGCGAGCGGCTGGGGCCCACTCAATGAGACGCTTCGAACCCCGGCGGGAGTTGGTCAGGGCGTGGATGCATGCAAGACCTTGCCCAGTCGTCCAGATCGGCGTTGAGCCGGGCGAGCTCGCGCTCGACATCGGCCGGGTTGTCGTCTCCTCCATCTCCTCCTCCAGGCTCAACCGAACGCCACCTGGGTAGATTCGAGCCGGCGTAGAGCCCGAGGAGCTTGCAGCGCTCGCGCACGCACTTCATCACCCCGTCGAGGAACATGGGATTGCCCACCTGACGGCGCTTGCGCACCCACACCTCGCGCCCTTCCGCCGTCTCACCCTTCTGCTTGCTCATGCTGGTCTCATCATCAGCCTTTGATGCCAGCCAGGCCTGCCAATACTCCTGTTCGGCCACGATGAGCGTGGCTAGTTCGCGGACCGCCCAGTCGTGGTAGTCAAGGTCGGCCGACTCCTGCCAGCGCTTGCTCAGAAACTGGAGATCCCGGGTGATCTGGGAGGAATGCACACCGAGGGTTTCCGCGATCCTGGCGATAGGCTGGCCGGCCTTATACAGGCGAGCCACCTCAGGCAGGCGCATCTCCCGGATGACACTGGTTCTTCGGATGTGAGCCATGGGTCAGCCCTCCAGAAGCGTGGGCATGGCGCCCATCTGACTCAAGCGCTCGAGAGTCACGGCCACATACTTAGGATCGAGCTCGCAGCCGAAACCAGTCCGCCCGGTCTGCTCGCACGCGACCAGGGTCGAACCCGACCCGCAGAAGGGATCAAGGACCGCGCCCCCGGCCTTGGCGCTGTTTCGAAGCATGGGAACAATGAGCTCCGGAGGCTTCATGGTGGGGTGCTCCTCCGAACGCCGCGGTCTGGGCACCGCAAAGACCGTGCTTTCCCCATGGCCTCCGTACCACTGAGTGCCGGCATGATTGCCGCGGCCCGGGCGTCCCTGGCCGGGGACAAATCCGTAGAGAACGTCCTCGTGCTGGTAGTGGTAGTCGGAGTGCCCGAGCACGAAGGCGTCCTTCACCCACACGAGTACCTGATGGAGCTTCCAGCCCGCGCGTGCGATCGCCAGGCGAAAGACCGTGCCTTGGGGCCCGGCCGGAGCGGCGATGTAGAAGCGGGCGCTGGGAGACAAGGCCGCAGCTACCGCGCCCAGGGCGGCCTCCAGCAAGGTCGCCAGATCATCGGCCCCGTCGTTTTCGATGGTGAGCGCCGCCTTGGTCTTGCCCACGTAGCTGACCCCATAGGGCGGATCGGTCCAGAGCACGTCGGCTCGCCGGCCGCCCATGAGGCGCCCAAGGACAGCGGCGTCGCGGCAGTCCCCGCAGGCCACTCGATGAACGCCCGCCGCCCACAGCTGCCCGGTCTCGGTTCCCCACCGCTCCCTGAGTTCCTCGGCCTTGTCGATCTCAGCGCCGGGGTCCTCGGGCGAGGCGCTTGCCATCTGGCTTTTCAAACGCTCGATGGCCGGCTCATCGAAGATGCCGGAAAGGTCGAGCCCGGCGCGAAGGTCGGCCATCATCTGCTCGCTATCCCACGAGAGCCCGAGCTCGCCGGCGCGGTTGTCCAGATAGGCCAGGCGCCGGGCCCTCTCCCCTTCCGTAAGTGACAAATCGGTGCGCTTGACCACCACCAGCTCGTCACCGACGGTCTCAACCACCCGAACGGTGAGTCCCAGCTTGCGGGCCGCCTCGAGCGTCTTGTTGCCTGCGATCACCGTCCCTTCCCGATCGGCCAGGATGCTTCGACCGGCTCCGCACTCGCTTAAGCTCGCCTCCACCAGGGCCCGGCCCTTCTCGGTGCCCTGGTTTGCGTTGGCCGGATCGGGAATGAGCCTGTCGGTCATCGCGCCGGCGTCTTTCGGGGCAGGCGAACGGGATGGGAGCGTGCCTTGGGCACGCGCGGGGTCTCGCGCATCATCTGAAGGAAATCCCGACGCGCACACGCCTCGGCCGCCGCTACCGAGGAACACTTGGCCCCACACACCGTGCACTTGTGGAGAGGGGCGTGCATGAGGCGATGGCCTCCTTCCAAAGGGGAAGGTGCGAGGCAGGGCGGGGGCGGGATGCGCGAGCTCCTCCGGCGCGACCGGAAGGGGTCAGTCGATCAGGCCTGGAGCTTCACTCTTCGAACCAGAAGGTGATGGAGTCCCGAGGGCAGGAGTAGCGCTCCGCGCACCACCCGCGCAGATCTTCGATGCGTATCCCGAATGTTGCCCGAAAGACTTGGGGCTCAGGCCCGCCGTTGACGCAGGTCCTGATGGTCTCGAGCTTGAAATCGCTTCGGTGGTCCCCGAACTGGATCGTCTCCACGAACCCCTCGAAGTCCTTGCACCGAAACCGCGTCCCGGCCTGTTGTCGGGTCGCGATCTCTTCAGCGTCTTCTTTGGTGACGTCGACCATCAGGGCTCCTCCGCTGGTCACGGTGGGAGTCCCAACGCGTGTTACGGAAAGAAAAAGGCCGGCGCTAGTGCCGACCTACTTTTGGGCGCGCGAATACGACTTCAACGCTCGCAGCGTACACCCGCCTCAAGCCGGCTGTCAAGAGCCGACGGCGTCACCAGCCCCTGCGTGGGGCCCGGTGTAGGGCAAAGAGCACCCACACGGCCCGCTCGAGCAGGTAGTCAAAGGCTTTGCGATGCAGATGGTTCCGGGACTTGAGAACCAGACCGGCCTTGGCTGATGCCTCCACCCAGCCCGAGGCGTCCTCGCAAAGGCCGCGGCGGTAGTAGTGGTGAAGGAGCAGATGCAGCTTCGGCTCAACCGCTCCGAGGCGCACCATGGCTCGGTCGATCGCCTTGTTTGCCAGCATGAACCGGGCCCACTCGTCGGTGAGCTGGATGCCTTGCCCTTCTCCCCGGCCGTGCCCGCCTCCCTCGAGCTTCCGGGTGACCGTGCCTTCATGGTAGTGGTGGTAGCGCTCGAGCGCATCCCAGAGTGATTCGACATCCCTAAAATGCCACGGGCGCCCCGGCTTGGCGTGTGAGCCTGGCCCCTCGGGATGCTCGGCATCGTCATGGACAGGATCGCCTTCCTGCGGGCTCACGGCCTCCTCCCCCTCCAAACGTGATGCTCCACTGGAGAGTTAGGCTATCAGACCGAAAAGACGACTCTCACCCCACGGCTTCGCACCAGGGGCATTCTGTCACCGGGCCACCTAACCTGCCTCGGTGTTTGCCTCACCCCCCTGAGAATCCATTTGCCCCAGTCGACGATTAGGACCCCGTCTGAACAAGTAACTTGCTCCACCTCGTTCAGCTTCTCGTGCCCGCCGCTCAAGTCAGTCCGGTGGCGTACAGGTGAGCGCGCAGACTCCAAGTCTCGGCCAGAATCGGTTACAGTTGGGACCATGTCTATAGCAGCTTTCACCAGCATCGTTGGCGGGATCCTACAGGTCGTTGGGGTCATCTTCCTACTGCTCGACCTCTACAGGGATAGTCTTCGGGACATTGGAGCTTCCATCATCTCCTTGCTCAGCAAGTGTCGTCGACTGGTGGCCAGATTAAGGAGGAGATTCCTCAAAGAACCGCACCTCCAAGTGGTACACGAGAAGACGGTAAGCGCCGCCGTGACCACGGCTGCCGCACAGGTTGCGGGAACAGGCTATGTCGACAACTGGCCTGCGCTGGATCTTGATGGTCGACTGGAGTGGATCCGTGACCGACAGAATTCTCTTGGAGACGCGCTGTCATCACTAGGTTCCCGCGTGGATCTGAAGCTTGACGATCTTGTTGGCGCGATGAAGAAGCAACCCGAAGCGAATGAACGGGTGGTCGAAGTACTTCGCGACGAGTGGCGAACCCAGGAAGAGCGCAGGATCAAGATCAGCAAGCGAAGTTCCATCCCCTTACTACTTGGGGTTGCTTTGTCTGCGGTGCTAGCCCCAATCCTTCAAGTCACTGTGGGCTAGGCACTATGGCGGTACTATCTCTCGGTCATTTCCGATGGGTGCCACAGCTTTTCTGGCCAGCCCAGTCCCGGATGTAGACATGACCTCTGCCTGACCGCTCATCACTCCTCGCACCGAAGCGCCGTCTTCAGACTCCCCTCGGCATAGAGCAGCCAGGCGGAGGTCATGGCAAGGGCCTCGCGGCGCAGGCTACCCACGTCCCCCGCCTTAACCGCCTCCTCAAGATCCCGGCGACCGGCGGCGACGATCTCGAGCATGGCCTGGATCTGCTCGGTGGTCATGCCAAAGAACCTCGGCCTACCCACCCCTTGCCAGGAAGCTCGGGAGGATGAGGGGGGCGACAGTGAGGCAACGCTTGGGCTCCTCCTCCCCCAGCGCATCGGTGGGCCCCAGCTTGGCACTGCGCCTCGTCGTGGCCACCCGCCGGCCCCCGCCGACCCAGTCCTTCATCCTCCCCAGCGTTGCTCCTGCCATCACCTACTCCCTTCCACAAAACGTTGCATTTCTATGGCGTGCAATATGCCGTGCATAAACGCTAGCCCGGTCCTCCATCGCCGAGCAGGCCCCGAGCCCCATCGCGCAGCAGTGACGGCAGCACCGCCTCCCGGACAGTCCGTTCCTGCACCTGCCCGTACATGCGCAGGAACTGGCCCCGCAGCACATCGACCTCCTCGCACAGGTTGATGTCCCGCCAGCCGATCATTTCCGCCACTCGGCGGGTGGCGGGCGACAGGCTGGCCATACCTTCGGACTCGCGGTAGTAGCCATGCCGGCGCACCGCTGCCATGAGCTCACCCCAGGCCTCGGCGGCGGTGGAACCGTCCGGGGCCATAAGGGCGGCGGCGTGCTCTCGGATCTCTGCGACCGACGGGGCAAAGCGCGAGCTCATCACGTGGCGCCTGACCGCGGTAATCGCGAGCCCATAGTCCAGGTCGCCCAGCATCTCGAACCAGAGAGCATCCCGGGTCTCTGTCACCTCGAAGCTGGGGTAGGCGGCAACGACGACGGCCATCAGCCTCGAGACTTCAGATCGCTTCACCACATGCCTCCTCCAGCTCGTGTCGCCGCACCAGGTCCAGTGCTTGATCCACGTTCCGGCGCGATGTTGAAGGCGGAGAGCGGTTGTCGTGGACGCCCTCCAAGATCCGCTGCATGTTCTTGGGCTCGAGAATCCAGTCTAGGTCCGCCCGCCAGCCCTTCACTCGACCGGCAAGGAAGTCGGAGGCCTCGACGCGCACGAAGAAGGCGCGCAGCCCCTCCTCCCCCATTTGGGCACACGCCCGCTTCAGACGATCGCGTCTGGTGCCCTTGAGTTTCTGCACTCGGGGGAGCGAGGGGCACAGTTCGTGGTATAGCGCCGCCAGGACCTCAGGAGATGGCGACCGCCCTTTCGGCGGCGGTTTCTTTTTCGCCGGCGTTGACGGGAGGTGTTCTTGAGGCGGGTGGGGGGCTCTTTGGGCGGCCTCCGACTCCTCCTCCCCGAAGTCCACATCCGCGAAGTCATCGCCTGAGTCTGGAGGGTTTTCCACAGGCGCGTCCTCCGCCGGATTCTCTTCCGGCGAGGACACGTCCCTACTACCACCAGGCTTCGTATCATCTGGAGGTTGAGTGGGAGATTGGAGACTGGAGATTGGAGCTGGAGGTGGCCCGCACTGTGCCCGAGACCCTCCCCCAGACCGTGGGGTAGACCCTCCCCCACACCCTCCCGGATAGCGGTCGGGCATCTGGGCAAGCAGCACTTTGGCGAGAACCGGACGGTAGACCTCCGCGAGTTCCAGAAGCCGTCGAAAGAGCCCGCTTTTCGGCAACTCCGCCAGTTGCTTGACCCCAGCTTTCGCATGATCCTCGTTGTCCGGCGCCTGATACTGAAGCGCGTTTACGATCAGGCACAAACGAGCTCGGCCGTCGTACTCCATGAAGCCCTCATCTAGCAGTTGCTGGAAAGGCTCGGCCAAGCGGTCGGCATCCCATCCAAGGTCGTCTAGGATGTAGCCCTTGGGCAGCCGGAACAGCCCCTCCAGGTTCCGATGAGGGCAGGTGAGAATGTAGAGGGCGAGATACCGGGTGTCCTGATCCCACTCCACAACCTTCTCGTCAGTCCAGAAGGCTGGCGAGACTCGCCAGTAGGGGCGCTTCCGCCCTGCTATGGTGACGGTGGCTTCAGCCAAGGCTCCCCCCTTCTTCCCGGTTCTCGCATTTGCTCACAAGACAGCGGCGTGGCTTCTTCGACAGACGGGGTGAAGCAGCAGACGTCAGCCGCGTGGAGAGCTTCTCACTACCTGACACCGCACACCTCCACTCCTCGGGGGTGTGTCACCATAGCGTCACGTGCGCACGATGCAAGCCAATCTCGGAGCCGTCTTTCCTGCCGTGCCTCAAGCGGGTCGTCCCCGCGGATGATCCTGCTGGCAGACGCGCGACTTGCGCCGATGATGCTCCCCAGCTCATCGCAGGTCATGAGCTCGAGGGTGTGCTCGATCGGCCGGGAGAGAAGCTCCTCTGAAGTGTAGAAGCTGGGCTTCATTGCCCCGTCCCTTCCTCCGTATCCTCGACCTTCGTTCCGCAGTCCGGGCACGTCATGACAAACCCGGCCATGCGCACCCGCTCAAGGCACGAGACCCCTCCGCAACCCGGGCACCGATAGCGAAAGTCGGGGCGGCGGTGGTAGTGCCCGCAGAGCGCGCACCTGCCGTGAAAGCGTCCGCCCGCGGGAGCAGGCCCAAGAAGCGGTGGCGGGATCCGGTGCCGCTCGGCCAGCGCTCGGCGCCGGGCGGAATGGCGAAAGGCCTGTCGGGAACTCATGGGGCGCCTCCTTGGGGTGGGAATCGGTAGAGCTCCATGGTGATCAGAGTCAGGGGCTTCGCGCCGGGGATGATCCTGGGAGTGTGAAAGTCGCAGTGCTCGGCCGTATCATCAGGGATGATGTGGCACCACACGAGCACGTCCTGGAACCACTTCTTAAGCACGGCGCCCATGTTGTCTGAGTCCCGCCGGCGGACGTCCGGATACATAAGGACGGCGTGGATATCGACGCGATCAAACCCTCGAGGGCAGGCGTTCCCCTCCTTGTTGAGCTCGGCGTTATAGACCCTCTGGAAGACCTCGCGCTGGCTTTTGCGTTTGGTCCAGTGCCAGGTTCGCCATTCGTTTAAGGAAGGCGCCATCTCCGGGAAGGAGCAGACGTAGATAACGGGCCCGGTCATCGCGCCCAGAGCTCCCGCCAGGCCGCCCGGCACGCCGCGACCAAGACGAGAAGCCGCCAGAGGGCAAGGCCTCCGGCCAGAAGATCATCTCCAAGAGCACGCGGGGCCGGGGGGACCCAACCGATGCGCATCAGAAGATCTCGGAGCCCCCGGTCCGGGCTGCACCCTTCGCCCGGCCAGAGCGGCCGCCCTGGCTGGGGCGAAGGCGCGTTTGAAAGCCCACGGGTTGCGGGGAGGCAGCTCCCATGGGGGGTCCGAACCATGTCAGCGGTACAAAGGTTCGGATCCCCTTCTCGCCCGTGGTGCGGCTCGATCATGACCTCACCCCGCCTGCCTCCAGATGAGCCCACCCCAGCGGCCCCAGGCACTTGCCGAACGGACCGGGAAGGCTGACGATCTCATCGAAGTATCGGCGCATGGCATCCTCGGCCGTCTCCTTGCTTGCCCGGGCGCAGAAGGCGCAGATGCGTAGCGCGCGTGCCGGAACAGGACCGGATCGATACGAACAAAAGCAGTCGCCCCCACAGGGCGCGCGGGCCGTCATATGCTCCCCCTGTCCTTCCCGATCCTCGCGGGCTCGAGCATCATCTGAGTTTGGATCCTACGGCCTGGGCGCACGGCCTCACTCCTCCTCAAACAGGGTGGGTTGCCGAAACGCCTGCTCCGCCCATTTGAGATCCCTGGTCCAGGCTCCATATTCCTGGAGCTCGAACACGAATCCCTCGAAGTCGTGAGGGTCGACCCGAGGCTGGTAGTCTTCGGTCGCTGCGGTGTGAAGAAGCTCGTGAAAGATGAGCGCCTCCATATCGCGAAAGGTAATATGCGAGTTGCGGCAGTGATCCGCGGCGGCCCAGATGACAAAGTCCACCCCGGAGAAGTTCCGAAGAAGACCGGCCGTCTTCTGACAACGCCCGAGCGTCGCCTTGCCTCTGGTCTTCCCACCCCTTGCCCGCCAGCGGAAGCCGACCGCAAAGTTCTTAAGGAACCCGAACCGCGTCTCGTGCTTGGCGATCAATCGATGGGCACAGGCTTCGAGATCCGCCCCGCCAATGAAGTCGAGCGTCTCCCCTTCTTCGGTCTTAAACGCATCCTCCGAGGGTACCGGGTAAGGATCTCGGGGCCCGTGCGGAATCAGCCACAGATCCTCCGCGTCAGGCATCTCTCGGGCCAGAGGTTCGGCAATAGCTAAACCTCTACTAGACCCTTGGTGTTCCCCATCTGACATCGCTTTCTCCTCCCCGTGTTAGCTCGTGGCTCGCCCACTCATGACAGAGCGCTCGAGCTCGGTAAGATCCCACGCTGCTCTTATGGCGTAGAGATCTCCTCCGAGGAACTCGAGCAGGTATGGATCCCGGTCCGGGGTGGCAAAGAGACTCCGCTCCGACCAGTGCTCGACCTCCCAGAGGATGTAGCGGTAGGGAAGATCGGCGACCGGGATCTCAAGATCGGCCGGCACCAGGGGTACCAGGGCAAAACCTCGAGGGCGATAGGTCAATCCCTGCGGGATCGGGGGCATCTTGCGGAACTCGATCGAGGTGACCAGGGAGTCCGAGGAGCGCCGGCTGCGTCGGGTGTCAAAGACTCCCACCGGCTGATTCCAGTGCCAGCTGAACTCCACCTGGCGCCGATCGGCCCGCGCGACCGCTAGGCGCGGTCGCCCCTTCTCGTCAAACCCGCCACCGCTGATCACCTCGGTTAAGTTGATCAGCGGTGTTCCTTCGGCCATGGCCTCGTATCCGGCGGCGATCTGCTCGTACTCTTCATCGGCTCGCCGGCGCAGAGCCTTCTGGTAGGCCTCAAGCTTAGATTGAGCTTCCTCTCTCGGCATGGTGATTGTGGCTACGTCCATGGCTCCTCCTTGTCAACCGATGCTCGTGCTCGCGGCCGTCGTTGCCTGGCGTCTCCCGGTGCCCCTGCCGGTCGACCGACTCGGCCTTCATGAGCCCCCTTCCAGAGTCAGTTGCCTTATGCGCTGGGCGAGATCTTCAGCGCGCACGGTCGTCGCCTGCGGCCGGAGCCGGGCCTTCCTCGCCTCCTGCGCCGCTCGTTTCATGTGCTCCCGGACATGCCGGGCGGAGGCTTCGTCCGGATCGGGCAGACGGGGGTCGCGCTTCCAGCCTCGAGGCGCTTCCCCGGTAACCGGGTTGACGGGCCCGAGATCAAACAGGGTCTCCCCGTCCAGAAGCGCGCCGCACCACATCTGGCCGGCGTCCACGCCCAGGCGCAGTAGCTCCTGGTCTGTGGCGCCCTGGGCGCGGGCCCGACGCTGGGCTGCGCGCACCATGTCGCGAACCAGACCAGCGAGCTCAGAGCCCAGGACGTCATCAAGACTTGAGGGAGGCAAGGCGAGCGCGCTCATGGAAACGCTCCGCCCGCAAACGGCTCCCAGACGGTAATGGCGGCAATCCAGGCAGCGAGAAGGACTATCCCGATGGCAAACCCGATCAGCATCTCGCGGGTCTCAGGGCTCATGTGGTCTCCGCTGCGCGCAGCACCAACTGCTTTGCCAGTCTCAGGCCGTGGGTCTGCCCCAGGTGCGTGCCGTCGTACCAGGCGTCGAAAAGGGTGACGCCACGTCCGGCCAGGTAGCGCTGCACGTTGCCGCGCCCGTCATCGGTCTCCCACACCTTCTTCCACCTAAGGCGCGCCGGCGGGATGAGGGCTTCTCGCGCCCTCATGCGAGCACCTCCACATGGCTCAAGCCCTCGTCGTCTAGGCTGAAATTGATCTGGCTGGGAAGCGCGTCTTTTAGGTCCGGGTAGTGGCTACACAGAAGCACCAGCCCCAGCTCCTGGCTGAGGCCACCCAGGATCCGCATGAGATAGGAGCGGCCGGTCAGGTCGAGCCCCTCGGGTTCGTCGATGAACGCCATGTCGATCTGCGCGCCACTCCGATGCGCGAGTAGTCTGGCGAGCGCCAGACGCATGGACGAGGCGACCCGATAGCGCTGGCCCCCACTGAAGGACTCGAATCGTCTCCAGAAGCGGCCGTTATGCACCATGATCTCGAGCGAGTCCCGGCTCTCTCCGCTCTGAAGTACCTTCTCCATGTCGAAGCGGACGCCAAATCCCCCGTTGTAGGCGGCCAGGATCTCGTTTACGTGCGCCTCAAGGGCCTCGAGCACGTTGGCGATGATGAGGGTCTGCACTCCCTTGTTGCCGAAGTGGGCCTTAAGTAGTTCGAAGTCACCCAGGTCCCGCTCGTCGGCCTTGATGGCCGCTCGGAACTCCTCTGCCAGGCGCTCGCGTTCGCCCAGACCGCCGAGCGTTTCCTCGTGCCGCGCGACCGCCCGCTCAAGTTCCGTCTGCCGAGCGCGCAGGTCAGGAAGGGTGTTCTCGGCGTCGGTGACCGCCCGGTCGGCATCAGCCGCGGCCTGGATCGCCTCCTCGGCAGAATGGGCCTCCCGAAGAGCCGCCTCTAGCTCGCGGTCGTCGCTCCACTCGGCCGAGGCTTTTTCCATCTCGGCCCGCACCACCTGGGCTCGCTCCTCGCACACCCTGATCTCGGCCAGCTGGGCCGGGATGCGGCTCAGCTTCTCCAGCGCGTTCTGGATCTGGACCACCCGGGCGGGTTTGCCACTACCCGGCGGCACCGCCGCCAGCTTTGCTTCCTGGTCCTGGAGCTCTGCCTTCCGCTCGGCGAGCTGCGCGCGCAGGTTCTCCACCTCGAGCCCTAAGGTGGCGGCGCTCTTGCCCACCTCGTCGTTCTCGGCGCGCAGTTGCTCCAGCGTGCGGGCCAGTGCTTCATCGGCTATCGGCTGGCCGCAGCGATCGCAGATCGGGGCTTTGGCGTCTTCGATCTCTCTTATGCGCGCCTGCAGACTCGCGCGGCGACCTCGGAGTTGGTCGAGTTCGTCTGCCTTCGGTTTCCCCTGGCTCACGGTGGAGGCAATGGCCGCCTTGGTAGCCGCAATCTCGGCGGCAAGTACGGCGCGCTCTTGACCCAGGGCCGCATCTGCTCGCTCGGCGGCTTCCAGCGCCGCCAGTTCCGCCCGAAGGGATTCTCGGCCAAGAAGATCGGCCTCGAGCTGGTCTTTTCCGGCGACCCGCCTCTCGAGCTGCTGACATTCCCTCTCCAGGGCCTCGCGTCGTTCGCCTATGGCCTCACGTCGCCTGCGAAGCTCGCCTGCGCGCACCTGGGCGGTCTTGGCTTCGGCCAGGCCGTCGTGGGCCACTCGGGCGCGCTCGCGGGCGCGCTTTAGCTGCTCCTCGGCGCTTGCCAACTGGGCCGTTACGGTTTCCAGAGTCTGGGTCGAGCCCTGGAGTTCGATCTCGCGAGCCTTCAGCCCGGCGATCTCTTCTTCCAGGCGCGCGAGATCCCGACGGGCGGTATCGAGCGCTGCGCGTTTCTCGCTGGCTAGACCCTTGAAGTGCTTCTCGATCGGGCGGTAGGTTTCATCTATCCGAAGGATCTTGGCGATCGAATCGATCCTCTCCCCCGCCGGCAGCCGAAAGAAGGCACCGCTGTCTTCTTGACCGATGAAGTTGGTGAGCAGGAGGGTCTTCTCGTCGATGCCCAGGATCTGCCGCAGCTGCCTTTCGGTGCTGACAACGCCGCTTCCCTCCGGGCGCCAGCGGTCAGCCTCGCAGGTCCAGCTTTCGCGTTCCGAGACCAGCTCCAAGGTGCTGGTGGTGCTCTCGCCCCGAATGGATACGGTGCGGGTGGCCTTATACGTCTTGCCCCCGGCAAGGAAGGTCTCGGCTACCCGGCACTCCTCGGTCCCGTCTCGCACGAACTCGGGAAGGTCCCTGAGCGAACGGCAACCGGTGAGCGGAAACAGGATCGCCTCTCCCAAGCTGGACTTGCCGCTACCGTTCTCTCCTTGAAGGCTGTAGATCTTCGAGGTGCCAAGATCGATGTCCGCGTCGGCAAAGGATTTGAAGTTGTGGAGCTCCAGACGCGTGGGCCTCATGATTCCAGCTCCCCCTTCTTGACGGCCTCGACCGCGTTCAAGAAGAGATCGGCCGCGAGTTGCGCCTCGGCTTTCTTGACCTTGGCTTGGCAGAGCACGTACTGTTCGTCTGACTTGAGCGGTCGCTCGCGCCGGAGCCCCGTGACGTCAAGGATGGTCGACTCGGCTCCTGCCGCCCGCCTCTCAAGCGCGTCGGCCTCGCCGGCCAGGGCGTAGAGGGCCCGGACCAGTTTGCGATCGCGGGTGGGGTCGAGCCCCAGTCCATCAATGGCCACTCCGCGCTTCTCCGACACGCCCGTGCAGATCAACATCTCGTCACCTCGATCGCGTCGGCCACGTGGTGGCGTAGGCGCTCAAGGTCCGGCCCTTCGATGCACTGCATGGCCGCGTACTGGAGCCAAGCGTCCATGGCGCCGGATTGCTCGGTGAGGGCGTTTGTGACCCTGATGCTGGCGTCGCGGACGATGGTGGCCTGGGGGCCGTAGATCTTGCCGGCCCCCGCCTGGCGTAGGACCTCACGGATCCGGTTGTGGTCGACTGTCGCGTGGATCTCGGGGGTGGCCGTGTACCTCACCCGAACGACCGCACCATCCAGGTCGGTGTCGCTGACCAAGTCGGCGAGCTCGACCTCCCAGTCCCGGGGCCGCTCGAGCTCCACATCAAGGAACGCCCGAGGACCGGACGATCGCCACTCGAAGGTATCTGCCTCCCAACTCTCGCCCAGGGTGACCAGCCAGAAGCCCTTGTCTTCTTTGGCCTCTCCGTAGTCGTGTCGCTCGATCGATCCGCAGTAGCGGATGCGCCCCTCCAGCGCTTGGACCCGATGAAGGTGGCCCCAGGCCTGATAGCGGAAGGGCATCCCCCGGAGTTCGGCCACGGGGACGACGGCGTCTCGAAAGATGTCTGACTCCTGATGCTCGCCCACCGCGGCGCTGGAGATGGTGCCGTGAGCCACAAGAAGAGCGCCGAAGGGCGCCTCGAGGTGTGACGCCTGGGCGGCTAGAGCCCGAAGGGTCTCCACCAGCCTGTCGGCGAGATACCGGTTGCGCTCGTCCATGCCAAGCGCCCGATAGGTTTCGTCAACCGCGCTGATATGCGCCGGGTTGATCCAGGGAAGATACGCGATCGCCACCGGCAGTCCGACTCGGTCCGGCCCCTCGATGAGCACGGGAGGCCGGCCGTCGACCAGGCGACCATCGGCAAACCATGTGTTCCCTCCTTCGAAGGAGTTGAACATCTCAAGGGCTTGCCTACGCCTGACCTGACGGGGGTTGTCATGATTGCCGACCACGCCCCGGACGCGAATGCCCGCTTGGGTAAGCATCCGAAGGCCGCTGGCGAACGCGGCCTCTTCGGTGGGACCACGCTTCTCCGATTCGAAGGCATCTCCAGTGAAGAGCACCAGGTCGACCTTCTCCTCGATCATCTGCGCACATGAGCGACGCCAAGCCGCTTCGAAGTCGTCTAGGCGCGAGTTGACCCCTCCGGCGTCCTCGGTTCCGTGGATGTAGCCGGCGCCAAGATGGCAATCCCCCACCTGGGCTATGCGCAGGCTACTCCCGGCCTCGGGGCTCAAAACGTCACATCCCTGAAGTCGTCCGGTTCGCCCTCCCAGTAGTGGAGCCATTCTTCGGTGAGCACCCCCAGCGGGGGCGGCGCTTTCAGGAAGTGCTGGCGGGCATAAGCCGGATCGTCTTTGCACACATCCGAGAGCTGGCGACCGACGTACTTGCCCCGGGGAATCTCGCGGTCGTCTGTTGGTCTCTGGCCATGCCCTTCTTCTGCCGCCGGCGGAGCTTCTTCCTCCTGGTCTTCAAGGCAGGTGCCCTCGACCACTCCGGTCTCCGGATCGACCTCAAGACCGGTCCGGGGATCGGTTACTGGGCTGCTCGGGCGCGGATCCCGGCCGTCGCCCAGCATCTGCCGGACCTCCTTGAGATCCGGGTCGCTCAAGGGCGCTCCGAAGAGAGCCTTGGCCGCGGCGTCGCCTGCCTCGATCTGGGCAAGGACGATGCGAATGTCGGACGGGTCGGGGGTGAAGGTGTACCTGACGATGATAAACGGCTTGTCCAGATCCTCGGCTGCAAATTTGGTCGGGATCTCGCCGGCGAAACGAATAGCGGCCTCAAGCGCCTTGGTCTCGGTCATCCGCAGGGAGAACTTTTTGCGCTGGAGCCAGTTCTTGGCGATCCAGGCGTCCTTGTCCTCCTGGGTGAGCTCGACCTGGCCCCGCTCCTGCCCGGATCCCTCCCACCGCTTCTCCGGGCACTCGGCCACGGTCCGCTCATACTCATCGTCGTGGATCCACATCTGCGAGCCGTAGTGGGTGACCCAGGTCCCGTCGACGTCCCGCTCCTGCACGGCGGCGGTGATGATGATGTCGCGACCCTGCATCTTGATATCCGGCTGAAGCACACGCAGACCCATGGCTTTGGCTATCTGAAGCAGCTCAAGCTTGCCCAGAGCCACCACTTTCCAGATCTCTTGCTTGGTCCGCCCGTCCCACCGCTTCTCCAGCGGATAGGTGGATCCGCGCTTGACGTCGAACTTCACGATCGCGATCGAGGGGGTGAAGTTGGGATTGGCCTGCACCATTACCCTGGTGGGCGCCAGCACGTTGTAGTTGTCGAGGATCTCGGGACTCGACAGGTCGATCACAGCCAGGCCCCCGCGATTGACCAGCACCCCGATATCCGATGCCGTCTGCATGAGAGCCCGCTGCTCGGGTCTCACCAGCTCAAGGGCGGTGCCCGGCTCCTTCTTCACTGCTTGCGCTGCCACAATGCCTCCTGATACGCTTCAGTTGTCTGACTACGAAAGGGCCGCTTCCCGGGCGGCCTTTTCCGCTTCTTGGATGCGGGCTCGGTAGCCCTCGATCAGCCGTTCGATGGCCACCAGGCTGAGCCAAGCCCACTTGAGGATTGAGCACTGCTCTTGGGCGAGCTGGTGCTGAAGAGCGGCGTGTCCGCGGGCGTGCCTGACCTCGGCCCGGCTGAAGATCCCGTCGGCCGCAAAGGTCCGAAGATCCTCCAGAAGATGGGCGGCGTTTGCCTCCATGGCCTGGGCGCCCTCGTTAGCATCCAGGGTCTGGCTCTTGTGCAGGGCCAGGGCCGCCGGAGGCGCTCCCACCGCCTTTCGTGTTCGGTGCTTCATGGCTTCTCTCACCCCCTTTCGCGTGGTCTTCCAGCCAGGCAAGAAACCGGCCGCAACGAATCTGAGGGTTGGGTTCCGGCATCCAGAGCAGGCTGCCTTCGGGAAGAAACTCCTGGGCCTTGGCTGAGAGCGCCTCGCGACGCGCGTAAAGAAGCAGCTCGTCTAGGCGTTGCCCCGCCTCTTGGGCCAAGGCCTTGCCCACCTCGCCGGATGCGCGGCTCATGAATGCCTCGCGCAGGTTCTCGTAGTTCTCTCGGAGTTCGTCTATCTCAAGATCGACCGCGCGGATGACGTCTTCGGACACGCCCAGAGAGGCAAGCAGCCGGCGGGTAACCAGGGCCTCTGAGTAGATGGCAAAGGACGCGGACAGATGCGCGATATCCTCGTGCCTGCCCATCATCCCCACCCCGCCCACAAGCAGAGAAAGACAAACGCGAAGAGCCCGAGGATGAAGATGAGCGCCGGTATCCCCTCTCTTCGGTTGTGGGCTCGGCGCCGCCGGGCTCTCGCCTCGGCATCCAGCCTGGAGATCCGTATCTCCCTCTCCAGCTGGTCCTCCGGTGGCCAGATTATGTCCCGCTGGGTGGTCACTTGACCCTCCTTTGGTAGCGGATGACGGCGCATCCCAGACCCGCGGTCATCAGTAGAGCGATCACGATGGAGACGTTGGTAGCCATCAGCGCTCCGTGTCCGCCCTTGCCGCGATAACCCGGCCGCCGACTTTCACCCAGAAGGCCGCAAGTGCCGCGATTCCCGTGGGGCAGCGCTCGGGCTCCTGCGAGGGAGCCGGCCAAACACCGGGCTTTCCCTCCCGGGTATCCGGAGCCCTCATAGCGGTCTCAGGCTCAGGAACGGCCTTCATGACGCGTGCTCCAGTGGCTCTCTGAGCTCGATCAGATCCTCGACGGTGCAGCCCAGAGTCCGCGCATATGCCAGGGCCGTGAGGACGTCCATGGAGGTAACGCCGTTCACGTGCCGGGAGACAGTGGCCTCCGCGACTCCCGTGAGCACGGCGAGGCGCCGCTGGTTCATCACGGGTTCCCCCGCTTCGCGCCGGGTTCGGTTGTAGTCGTCTATGAGTTCAATCAATCTCGTCATTGGACCGCTCACTACTGTACTTGCAGTACTGAAAACCTACCTCCGCACTTGCACACTTGTCAAGCGGTATTGCACTGGTGGATTTACAGTGGCTGCAGCCATGGAAGAGAAGCGAAATACGGATCCGCTGCCAGTGGCCCTTCGCGCACTCCTGAACCTTCGTGGGATGACGGACACGGAGCTGATGGCGAAGGCAGGCCTGTCCCCCTCCACGGTTACCCACTACCTACGAGGCAGCCGCGGACGACGCATGGACCGACAATCCGTAGCCACCGTGAAGAAGATGGCCCAGGCTCTAGACGTGCCCCCGGAGCACTTCCTCGAGTATCGAATCTGGCGAGCTCAAGAGATCATGAAGGCCTACCCAGACCTGGCCGATCAGGTCTATGACCTCCTAGTTGCCCAGGCCGACACGTATGACGCCTACGACAAACGCGAGAACAAGCCGCGGAGCAGAGGCAAGTAGGTCCTGAGGGCTTTGCGTGCAGGGTTGCGGGCCAGAAGAGACGCAAACTGCAGGGCACCGATTGCGAGACGGATGAGCAGACGACAGGTGGCCAACCGCATTTTCTACCTCCCACGTAACAATGAGGGCGCACCCGGACACAGACAGGTACGGGAGCGCTGCAGCATTGGCCGTGGGAAAGCAGCGCCGCAGACGCTCCCCTAATACCCGAGCGCGAGGGAACACCGTTGTTATCGGCTGAGGGGGCGATCTATCTGAGAGGGGACTAGCGAGGAACGGAGCTCGCTGAACCGGCGAACATCGGGTTGAAGCCGGCAGACAAGAGGCTCCAGAACAGACACGTGTTGAGAGAGTCCGGACACTAGTCAGAGCAGAAAGGCCAAGAGGAGATCCACGGAGGTGATCCGAATGCCAGATCCTGACAACGTCGTTCCATTCGCCCGCGATGCTAGTCCACCGGCCGATGATGAGCCTGAGATCCCGAACCAACCAGAGTCTAAGACCGCAAGCGCTCATCGGGCTTCTCGGCCCAAGTGGGAGACGGCTTCGCGTGAGCGAGTGAAGCAGGCGCTGAAGAAGTATGCCCGGCCGTTATCCGACCTTGCGGAGCGCGATGCGAATGAGGGCGACACCAGGCTGCTGGTAACGGATTTCCTGTGCGAAGGGTTGGGCTACGACAAGTACACCGACCTCACCACCGAGTATCGGGTCAGGGGCGAGTTTGCCGACTTTGGTGTCCGCATTGACGACGAAATGGTGGCGTTCATCGAGGTCAAGCGCATCAGGACCAAGCTTGGCGCCAAGCAGCTCCGACAAGTTCAATCCTACGCGGCAAATGAGGGCGTGTCCTGGATGATTCTCACCAACGGCGCTGAATGGCACCTGTACCACCTGTCAGACACTGTTCCCCTGGTGAACGAGCTCCTATTCACCGTTGATCTTCTCGGTTCTGAGAGCCCGAGCAGCAAGGTGGACGACCTCTTCTATCTCAGCCGAGAGGCGATGAAGCGCAACCAGATCGAAGAGCTTTGGAAGGCCAAGCGCGCCACTCGCCCCCAGGCGCTAGCCGAGTTGCTTCGATCACAATCCGTTGTCGATTCGATCAGGAAGGAACTCTGGCGCAAGACCGGCCATCGAGTGCAGGCCGATGAAATCGTGCGCCTGCTCGAGGAAACGGTGCTCAGACCGGAGTGCCTTGAGCCATCGAAGTAGGGGCGGACCGAGCCTCAGAGCAAAGGAGGGGAGATGGCCATCAACCGCAAGGAGACTTCAGACGACATAGCCGCGCTAGCATCGGACATACTGCGCGACAAGAACGCCTCGGCGATCGCCAAGTCCCTGGCGGGGTCCGCATTGGCTCAGGCGAGCGGCGGCCGGCAGACCGGAGCCGAGATGGAAGACAAGGCCTCCAAGGTGCTCAGCAGCGATAAGTACAGCGACGAGACTAAGAAGCTGGCCGGGTCGGTGCTTTCCCAGTCGAACAGGAGGCGGTGAGATTGCCGCGGGAAAGGTGGCCACGGTGAGTCAAGATGACGGTGAACAAGAGAGCAAGGTAGCCAGAGAGACACGTCCCGTTATACCGGCGGCAGTGGCACGTGATGCCATGCGCCAATACCGGGTGGTTTTCAAGAACCTTGATGCGTTCGCCCCGATCATCGAGAGAGCTCAGCGAGCAATTCGCGAAGCGACCGGTGGAATACCAGCCAACCTGGCGAGCGACGCCATGCGAAACATGGCCGTCTTCCAGGAGGCAGCCTCTATTCCGAAGTCCAGCGGACTCATGCAGGAGGCTGGGCGAATCGCGGCCGACCTAAGTCATTCCATGCTGCCGGACATGGTAGAGAAGATCACACGAGACTTCGGACCGGTTCTTGACCAATTCGCTTCACATGCATCCGCCATCCCGGCAATCGATGGGCTCGATACCCTCCCCAGCCCCCTCGGCGCTCAAGTTACCGAGGTGCACGACCTGCTTATTCAGCGCGCCGCGTGGTCTCCTTCCCCGCTCCTGTCCGAATGGCTTGAAGCCAGCCACGATGGAGTTGAGCTCGCGGAGATGCACATTCAGCCAGCGAAGGAGGAGGTCGAGACTCACTGGATGGGTGCCTACCTCTGGGTGCTCATGTTGACGGCACTCTTCGGATCCGCTGTCCGCACCCAGCAATGGGACCTGGCCGGAGAGATACTCGGCTACCTGGCCGACGCGGCGACCGTATACCTAGCCGTTGACCTCGTCATGAAACGGGTGATGAGGTGAGAAGCCTCGATTGCCACCTCAAGACGGCGCCGCCCTATTTCGCGCAGCCCGCGGGAGCCAAGGAAGAGACATGCACTGAACGTCAAGTTGACAGACGCCGGCAAGCCACCGATGAAAAGCCCGTGAGGACTTGAAAATGGCACGACTGGACCCTGAGCAGGAACGGCTGCTGTCGAGAATGGTCGAGGCGACCAGAAACGTACCATCGTCGGAGAGGCAGCCCATCACTGTGTTCCAAGGTGAACGGGGCGGCGTGATGCATCACCCAGGCGTCCCGCCGGGCGAGAAGGACATCAGCTTGGAGGACATCGCCCTTCTGGAACGATACGGCCTGATCCTGCAGACAAGCAGCAGCAACAGTGGCCTCATTCGATGCATGGTGATCACGCCAGAGGGAAAGGAGTACTACTCCCGACTTCGGGCGGAGGACCCGGCGGTCCAGACGGAGGAAGAGATCCTAGGCTACTTGGACTCGGATCGGTTTCGCTCGCAGCATCAGGCCGCCTATGACCATTGGTCTCGTGCCATGCGCTCTCTTGGCAATGGCGACACAGATGAGCAGTACACAGAAATCGGCCACCACTGCCGCTTGGCAATGCAGGAATTCTCCGATTCCCTCCTGGCTCTCTATCCCAACAAAGGAGCTCCATCGGACAAGACGAGGACCATCGACCGCCTCCGAGCCGTCTTCGCGCCAAGGCGCGATTCAGTCAGCAAGAGCGTTCTTGAGGTCCTTGATGCGCTCATAGTCTATTGGGGCGCAGTGTCTGATCTTGCCCAACGGCAAGAGCATGGCGCACACAAGGAGGGGGAGGCCCTGCTCTGGCACGACGCCCAGAGACTTGTCTTTCTGACCGGGGTGGTGATGTTCGAGATCGCGCAAGAAATGTCGATGGCCTAGCAGGATGAACGCCTTCTCCAAGACCGATCGCTTGAATCTCTCGTGGCGGCGGGGTCCATGTCTGTCATATCCCGAGGGCTCCCGGACACTACTGATAGCAGCGAGGCAAAGAAGCCAAAGCCGCGATCGGAAGGAGACGAGACGGATGGACGCCTACTACGTCAACAACGAGGCGCAGTCTAACGGCGATCACGAGGTTCACAAAGACGGCTGTAGCTGGATGCCGAAGGACCGAGAGTATCTCGGACGGTATGGCAGCTGCCAGCCGGCTGTTGCCGAGGCAAGGAAGACCTATCTCCAGTCAAACGGCTGCCTCTGGTGCTGCCTGGAGTGTCACACGCAGTAGGCTGAAAGGAGTTCAAGTCTGCGCCTGATTGATCTTGCGCATATCAACCTGATCCTGACGAGCATGAGGCACTCCGAGGCCGAGTGCGACGAGACAAGGCAGACGAGCAGAGGAGGAGTCGTGACCCCTGACCCCGAGACCGTCCTAACGACGGGCGAACGAGGCAGGAGACTGCCCTCGCTTGGGCCTCCTCTGATCCTGCTCGTGCTGGCGGTGATTGGGAACGTCATCATTGCGCGATCGGGGGTCAGTCAGTCTGTGCCTTCCACCCTCATCATAGCTCTCGGCCAGATACTCTCCGCGGCCATGTGGGTCGGGGCCGTGTGGCTTGGGGGGATTCTGGCCTATCGGGGAATCGTGGGCGCGCGAGGGTGATCTCGTCCACCTCTTGCCCACTTGAACACCACCCGAGACCCCCGTGTTCGGCCGTCTTCATGAGGCCAAAACTTCGATCGATTCCAGTGACCGGGAGGGTCCAAGATGGCCGACGAAAGCTTCTTTGAAGAGGCAAGAGAACAGTCAGTTGTTAAGGGCGCCATTCTAGGCCAGTACTTTGATGCCTGGACCAACGTAATGCTGAGGAATCTGCAGAAGTATGGTGGCGACCGGATTGCATACATCGACTTGTTTGCCGGGCCCGGGCGATACGAAGACGGTACCGAGTCCACCCCCCTCATCGTGCTTCGCCAGGCAATCACCAAGCCGGGTCTCCGGGACTCCTTGGTGACCATCTTCAACGACATTGATCCATCCTCTTGCGACAAACTGCGCACCGAAATCGGCGCCCTTAAGGGCATCGAGACACTGAGGTTTCAGCCCAACGTTCAGAACGGAGAGGTGGACGAGGAACTCGTTGAGTACTTGAAGAGCATCGAACTCGTGCCCTCTCTCTTCTTCATCGACCCATGGGGCTACAAAGGGCTATCGCTAACACTCATTCACCGGGCGAGCCGTGACTGGGGCTGTGACTGCGTGTTCTTCTTCAACTACAACCGCATCAACATGGGCGTTTCAAACGATGCGGTGGAGCAGCGTATTGATGACCTCTTCGGACGGGAACTGGCGCAGGAATTACGAAGTGAACTTGAAGGACTGACCCCCGAAGACAGGGAAGCAGCTGTGCTCGAGAAGCTATGCCGGGCCGTGGGTCAGTCGAACGATGGTCGACCGCGGTACGTCCTGCCATTCCGCTTCAAGAACGATGCGGGCACCCGTACGAAGCACCACCTGATCTTCGTCAGTAAGCACCAGCTTGGGTACGGGATCATGAAAGACATCATGTCTCGCCAGAGTTCGCGCGCCGCACAAGGCGTCGCTTCCTTCGAGTATTGCCCAGCAGATCGCAACTTCCCGACGCTGTTTGAGCTCGCACGTCCGCTTGACGATCTTCAAGACATGCTTCTGGTGGAGTTTGCCGGCGACACTCTCAGTGTTAAGGAGATATTTGGCAGGCACAACGTGGGTACCCCATTCATCATGTCGAACTACAAGTCTGCCCTGCTCGCTCTTGAGACGGAGGGACGGGTCGAAGTGCAGTCGCTGCAGGGTACTCGTCGTGCAGGAACGATGGCCGAGCACCTCCAGGTGACCTTTCCGGCATGATGCCATGCCAGCCAGGCGTTCGACAGCGAAAGTGACTCTGTTATATGATGAATGATGGTAAACATATGTTCGTACTGCGTCAGAGGAGGGACGATGGCCAAGTCGAGCATTGAGTGGACCGAGTCTACCTGGAACCCTGTAACAGGCTGCACCAAGATCAGTGCCGGCTGCCGGCACTGCTACGCCGAGCGCATGGCCATCCGCCTCCAGGCCATGGGCCAGCCCGCCTACGCAGGTGGTTTTGAACTCGCCCTCCATCCGGAGAAGCTACGTCAGCCCCTGGAATGGCGCAAGCCGAGCACGATCTTCGTCAACTCCATGAGCGATCTGTTCCACGAGGACATCCCTGAGGAGTTCATCCAGGATGTGTTCGAGACAATGCGCGAGGCTTCTTGGCATCGCTTTCAGATACTCACCAAGCGAGCTGATCGACTCGAGGATCTGAGCGATTCTCTGGAATGGCCGGAGAACGTGTGGATGGGCGTGACCGTCGAACGGCAGGACTACGTTACGCGCGTCGACCGGCTGCGTCGGACTGGAGCGCGGGTGAAATTCCTCTCGTGCGAGCCTCTCCTGGGCCCGATTCCTGGTCTGAACCTTGAGTCAATCGACTGGGTCATTGTCGGGGGAGAGTCTGGTCCGAACTCGCGACCGATGGACCCCGCGTGGGTCACTGATCTTCGCGACCAGTGCCTCAATGTGAAGGTACCATTCTTCTTCAAGCAATGGGGTGGCAGAAACAAGAAGAGGGCCGGCCGAGACCTCGAAGGCGACACCTGGAGTCAAATGCCCATGCCGAGTCCGGTTCCCCTGTAGAGACCCCTGCCCATGACAAACACTCTGTATTACGGCGACAACCTAGACGTCCTCAGGCGCTACATCAAAGACGAGACCGTCGATCTCGTCTACCTGGACCCACCCTTCAATTCGAACGCCACCTACAATGTGCTCTTTGCCGAGCAAGACGGTAGTCGCGCCGCGGCTCAAATCAAAGCCTTCGAGGACACGTGGCGCTGGGATCAGGAAGCGGAGCGGGAGTACCAGGAGACTGTCACCGAAATCGGCGGTCAGGTTGGCCAGGCGCTGATTGCTTTCCGGACACTGCTCGGCGAAAGCAACATGATGGCCTATCTGGCTATGATGGCACCGCGGCTTGTGGAACTCAGGCGGGTACTGAAATCGTCGGGGAGCATCTATCTGCATTGTGATCCGACAGCAAGCCACTACTTGAAGTTGCTCATGGATGCTGTTTTTGGCGCAGCGATGTTCAGAAGCGAGCTGATATGGAGGAGAACCCGCGGACACAACGATTCTCGAATCCGCAAGTTTGGCGCCATCCATGACAGCATCCTCTTCTATACAAAGGGTGAGAGATGGACGTTCAATCGGCTTTTCCAGGAGCGCGACCCCAGAGCAGCCAAGACTCACGACCTTTACCGACACACCGACGGAGAACTCTACAGGAAGGGTGATTGCCGGGCTCCAGGAGGACGTGGACCGCGCTTCGTCTGGAATGGACATGAGCAGAATTGGAGGTTCACGGAGGAGCAGGCCGAGGAGTTGGAGAGCCGAGGTCGCATCGTATATTCGTCGACGGGGATGCCGCGTATTCTGAGACCGGTGGACCTTAGCCGCGGGCACCAGTTGCAGGATGTGTGGGTCGATATCGATGCCCCAAACTCCGGGTCAGGTGAACTTCTTGGATACCCGACCCAGAAACCAGCCGCCCTGCTCGAGCGCATCGTCCAGGCAAGCAGCAACGACGGGGACACTGTGCTCGACCCATTCTGCGGCTGTGGGACGGCTATCTCTGCTGCCCAGAAGCTCACTCGAGAGTGGATCGGCATCGACATCACCCACCTGGCCATCAACCTGATCAAGTTCCGGCTCTTGGACGAACACAAGATTGCGGCCGGCAAGGATTACCAGGTGATCGGCGAGCCGACTGACTTGGCCGGCGCTCAGCAGCTTGCCCAGGAAGACCCCTTCCAGTTCCAGTCCTGGGCCCTTGGTCTGGTCGGTGCCCGCGTGACAGAGCAGAAGAAGGGAGCCGACAAGGGTATCGACGGACGGATCCGCTTCTTTGACGAAGCCGCACCCAAGCCAAAGCAGGTCATCCTCTCGGTCAAGGCCGGGCATACTGGGGTCGCCCACGTTCGAGATCTACGCGGGGTCCTCGATCGCGAGAAGGCTGAGATCGGCGTCCTCATCACGATGCAAGAGCCGACACAACCGATGAAGACCGAGGCGGCCTCCGCCGGTTTCTACCAGATCGTGGGGATCGACGAGAAGTATCCCAAGATGCAGATCCGGACCATCCGAGAGCTACTAGACGGTAGGGGCATCGACATGCCCAGCCGCCACGCGAACGTGACGTTCAAGAAGGCACCGCGTGCCGCCCAGAACAATGGCACAGTGCAGGCACTCCCTCTCAACTTTGAGCCTGACCAAGAGTAGTCCTCAACCGTTCCCCGAGCTTCCCGCACAACTTCTCCGTCTCATCCCCTCGGGCGGCTGCCCCAGAAGGACCGCAACTCCCTCCAGGGCTCACGCGTAGTTACTAGGTCTTCACTTTCCCTGCTAGTGGCTACTAAAGGGGATCTCCTCCTAGGCCGATAACAGGGACACACCGCCTGGACGCGAGTAGTTCGCACCGAAGGTTCACAGGACGAGATGTTCTGGGCGGAGCGAGAGGACGCGCTCCTCGTCTGAAACAAGCGGAGAAGGGGGACTCCCTTGAAGAGCCTGCTCGCCGATTTCATGACGCACCACCTGTCCACCGGCGTGATCGTTTACCTGAGGGACGGCCAGTGCCATTACGCGAATGAGGCAGCGGCCGAGCTTCTGGGGGTACCTCTCAAGAAGCTCATATTGGAGAACATCTTTCACTCGCGATCCGGGGATGGCGCAGAGATGCTGTCTTTGGGGCGCGGGACTCTGGAGACAGGAGAGTCCCGTGAGTGCGAAATCTCGATCGCACATGAGTCAGGAAAATGGCGCCACGCAGCCATCCGCTTCTCCCTCGTCTCGTTCGCCGAGGATCACGCGCTTGTAGCAACGCTCTCTGACGTCACCGAGCAGAGAACCGCGGAGAAGTCCGTCAGTTTCCTAGAGTTTGCCGTCGAGAACGCTGAAGAAATGGTCTTCTCGGTCGATTATGACGGCAGATTCACCTACGTGAACGATTCGGCATGTCGACACCTGGGCTTCACGAGGCAAGAACTCTTGAGTTCGCGGGTAGACCGAGTAATGGACGGTCCTTCCCGAGAGCGCGTGCACGAAGCGTGGCTTCGGGTCCAGAAGCACGGAACAGGAACCTTCCAGGTGATGGCCATGCGCAAGGACGGAAGCTCATTCCCGGTGGAGATCACCGCCGATTACTACGGATTGCAGGAACAGAACCATGTAATTGGCTTCGCGCGGGACGTCACGGCGGCAACCGCGGCGCGACAAGCTCTCGCCGCAACCGAGGAACGCTACCGCACGATGGTTGAAGCCACCTCTGATGCAATCTACAGCTATGACCTCGATCTACGGATAACAGGCATGAACAGGGCTGCGGAGGCGGCCACCGGAGTCTCTTCCGACGTCGCTCTGGGACAACACCTGGACTCTCTCGGCTTCCCACCCGCCACCCTGGAGCTATGGATGGAAATGACCGATCAGGTCCTGACCGAGCGGGCGGAAATCATGAGGGAAGTCGAAGCCTTCATGCCGGACGGACAGTCTCATTTCTATGAAACATTTCTCAGCCCCATCTGGAACGCTGAAGGTGAGATTGTCGGTTTTCGAGGTCGCTCCCAGGATGTAACCGCGAAGCGAACGGCCGAGGAAGCGCTCAGGAAGAACGAGGAACATCTCCGCCAGGTCGAGCGAGTAGAAGCCATCGGCCAGCTGGCGGCTGGCGTCGCCCATGACTTCAACAACCTTCTCACCGGCATCATGGGATACAGCGAATTGCTCCTGGGCAACGAGGACGAAGGATTCATGAGCCCCGAGGCGCGGGAGGATGTACGAGAGATCAGGGCAACCGCCGAGCGGGGCAAAGCCCTTACCAGGCACATCCTCGCCTACACGCGGGCAAAGGACGTCAAGCCCGCACGGCTGTGTTTGAACGACGCCATAGCAGGGATGAGGGAGCTTCTGACGAGAACCCTGGGCGGAAGCATCGAGGTGGACCTGCACCTGGAGGATGGGCTGGAGGACACCATGGCAGACCTGGGTCAGCTCGAGCAGGTCTTGATGAATCTTGCGATCAATGGCCGTGACGCGATGGCTGAGGGCGGAAGACTCACGATACAGACTGCCAACGTGTTTCTGGAGGAGGACTTCTGTCTATCTCACGGCTGCTCAGAACCGGGAAGATACGTTCTGCTCTCGGTGGCAGATATCGGCTGCGGAATGGACGAGGGAACCAAGTCTCGCATCTTCGAACCCTTCTTTACGACCAAGGAGGCCGGCAAAGGAACCGGCCTCGGCCTGGCCACGGTGATAGGCATTGTGAGACAAAGCGGAGGTTTCGTTGCTGTCGAGAGCGAGGTCGGAAGCGGCTCTACGTTCAAAGTCTATCTGCCCTCAGTGGAACACGGGCATGATGCTCCCACGAAACGATCCAGCCGAGAGCACCGAGCGGAACACAGGATGACGACCCTGGCCGTGACGAGCTGATCGGTATCTAAGAAGCCCCGGACGAGGCAGGTCGAATACTGCGGGCCCCATATGCCCTGACAACAAGCCGGACGCGCAGGCCAGCAGATTGGCCTGCAAGCCGTCCCTCTCCAGCTCATCGCCTTCGGCACCTGTCCCAATAGTAAGTAGCCTACTGGAGCCTCTCAACCGGTCACTTCATCATCCCTCCCTCGTGAAACATCCGGGCCGCATCTGGACACAGGATAGTCGGAGAGGGTCCCTGTGGATACGTCTTCCCCTTTTCGCGTGACCGGCCACGGGGCCCTCTTCCCGGTAAGCATCGTCTCGTCCTCGTAGACGACGGCTCGAGCAGATGCCTCCCACAAGGATTTTCGGCCGCCAGATTCTGAGCGTGCAATTTTCTCCGGCTATCCGGACACACCCTGGTTGAAGCCCAACAAACTCTGACGAGGGTGAGGGGATGAGTGGCATGGATAGTTGCCCCGGGTCGAGCTATCTCTTCATCGAGGGCGGTGATGGCACCTGGCAGCTTGGCTGCGAGGAGACCGGCCAGATGGAGATGGTCTTCGAAAGACGGGAGGAAGCCTTAGGTTTCGCAAATGAGCTGATGGACGAGGCGGGGCCATGGCGAATTGTGTTTCGCAAAGGCAACCCGGGATAGGGATACAGTGAAAGCAATCGACACCCAACCTCGGTCGCTGGTCGCCTACGAGATCGCGCTACGCCTCATCTACCACGCCCCGCCGACCGCAAGCTGGAATGCCTCCCCAGTGCGCGCCGCGCAGCTCACAGTGGACCATCTGAGGATGCAGGGAAAGATTCCGGAGAGCGAGCACCGTCAGCTCACCTCATTGCTCAACGGCTTCCGATACAGCGATACAGACCAAGACGATCGCCTCAACGAATTGGTCGCAGAGATCTCCCTGACGCTGACAGTCTCACAAGAGGACTTTCCAACCGAGAGGCTCGTGAAACTGCGGGGGCTGCTATGAGGGAGTCAAGAGGTGCTGGGGAACCACTCATTCACTTCTGAGGAAGTCGGGTATCTGGCCACGGCCAGCCGTCTCCAACACCAGTTGGCCTTGCTCTCGAAAGACGTCACAGTCCTGCTCGCGGGCCAACGGGAGTTGTCCGATTGGCCGGAGGCAAGACTGGCAGCGCTCGATGCCTACATCACAGAAGCGCGGATTCTCCTGCGCGGCTGGAGAGCGCCTGAGCCAAGCCAGAGATTCACCCTCAGCTGGAAGCTCTGGACGACGGTCTTCTCGGACTTCCACCGAGCCCTTGATACGCTTCATCGCGCAATCGACGAGAATGATCCGCTGCTCCTGACTGAAGCAGAGGCAATCCTCAACATCAAGCATCCGGTCAACGTGCGCCTGGCGGCAGATGAGCAGAGGCGAGCTCTCGACTCGATTGACACAGTGGACAGGTGAAGACGATGATGAGTACCTGATGCCCCACATCTGTGCATACATACGGCAATCCGATGAGGAGGGACACAAGAAGGAGCTCTCGTGCCCCTCCCAGGAGAAGCGCTTCCTGGAGGATCTGCAGCGCCGGCGAGAGTGTGGAGAGGACATCACCCATGAAGTAGCCCCCTGGGACGAGGGCCACTCCGGCGGCGAGATGGACCGCCCCGGCCTTCAGTGGCTTCTTGCCAACCTCGATCGCTTACAGGAAGTCTGGGTCTACGATCACGACCGGCTGGTCCGTCACGACTTCTATGCGCCGCTCATCATGCGCGAGTTCCGCACCCGTGGGGTGAAGCTCTGGTGCTCGACAGGCGGGGCTGACGAAGAGACACCTATGGGCAGATTCATGACGGACCTGAGGTTCAGGTTCGGGGCTCTCTACCGAGAGCAGATCGCCGAGCGGACCAAGATGAACCGGGACCACCGGCTGCGCGAGGGGTTGTGGAGCGGACCAGCCCCCGCTGGCTACAAGTTCGTCAACGAGAACGGTGAAGGCAGCCGGCGCATCCTCGTGCCGGATCCGGAGACCGCCCCCCAAGTGAAAGCGCTCCTTGGGATGATGGCCGATGGCGTCTCCCAGAAAAAGGCCTGTGAGCGTTTGGGGACCTATCCCTCGAAGGTCGTCTGGCAACGGGACAATCCGCTCTACATCGGCCTCGTCTACAAGCACCGCCAGAACGTTAGCCTGCTCACCGACCGTAGCTATCGAGCACTCTGGACCCTTGCCGAGGATCCCGAATGTGACTGGCTCTACCCAGGTCGCCAGGAGCCCATCGTGGACGCAGGGGTCTGGGATAAGCTGCAGCGGAGGCTAGCGACCAGTCCGCGGGCCCGAATGAGCGAGCGCCGCGCACTCTCAGGACGCCTTCGCTGTCAGACCTGCGGCTCCGTACTTCGCATCAGGCCCAATCAGGGCCGGCGGCACCCATCGCTCCAATGTGAGAAGTGCCGCTGGGAACGGTCCTATAGATATGCAGAGAACACGGCGATCGCCGCGCTTGCTCTGTTGACCTCGTCGCCCGAGTTCGAAGAGGCCCTCGAGGCGGAGCTGCGAGCTCGGTCGAAGGCCAAGGAAAGCAAGGAGCATCTGGCCCGGCTGGAGCGCGAGCGGGCGAAGGTAGCTAAGAAGCTCGATCGGACGATCGACGCCCTGGTCGACGCAGACGAGCTTTCCCCCACGCTGCGGGCGAAGGCCGGGGAGCTTCAGAGGATGGTCAAGGAGCTCGATGATGAGATCGCCGCGCTGAAGGCCTCGGAGCGTGGTCGGTCGTCCGCGGTCAAGGAGTGGCGCCGAGCCCGAAAGCAGCTGCTGGACCTCGACCTGTGGACCATCTGGCGGGAGGCTTCTGTTGGTGAGCAGAGGGACGTCCTCATGAACACGTTCACCACGATCACGGCGTCGCCGGAGCAGGTCACATTCGGGATTCGAGGCCTCGATCTTGCCCTGGAGTTGGAGTGGCAAAAGGGGGATATGTCCCCCTTTGTGGAGGTGGCGGGACCCGGACTTGAACCGGGGACACCATGA